TCACGCCGCGTCAGGCCGGATAAGACGACCTTTGCTATCGCGAGGTAAATTTAGATGTGACATTGGTCGTCTGGTCTTTCTAACCATCTCTTTTTGCTGCCAGGCGACCACTTTGCTTTTTAGCCATTTGTTCGGGCCGCCCATATATGAGCAGTCTGGATCAGGGAAGGGGTTTTCGCTCTTTTTACGCTTGCGATAGCGATCCAGTGTTCTCGGCGTAATGCAGAGTTGTTCGCAGATATCGCGCGTTTTCATCAATTCGAGTTCATTGCTCATCATTATCTCCATTGGCCCCTTTCGGGGCCGTATCATTATCAGGAAACTTGCCCAGCCAGTGCGCGCAGTCTACGTGCGCAATTCATAGCAGTAGCCACGTAACTGCAGCGTCGGTTAACCACCTCAACTGTGATTTTTGTGCCCTGTACCACGACGGTATAGGTCCGCTTCATTTTCTGCCGGCCATAATCGCCATAAAGCTCAACGTGTTTTGCCAGTGCCGCATCGCACGCCTGGCGGCCCAGCGGTGATTGTTTGCTTCGGTTAATCAGTCGCATATTCACCTCACACAAAGACATCAACCGGATCGCCAGCTGCGCGCGCGTTGTCGTTCGCTTCACGGCGGAGGCCGAGAACATAGCCAACGGGATCCCAACTGGACAGAATTGCATTGAGCTCTTTATGGCTGTGCCAGGTTGTCAGGCGTTTTTTAAGCTCGCTGGCGCAGGCGCGCACGTTCGCCCGGGTGGGGCCGGCCATCTTCATGCACAAGCACAAAGTCAGAAGCAGATCCGAATATTCGTCGGCGGCTGCGCGCAATGCTGCCGGGTCGATGCTAGCTTCCAGTTCGGGAAGGCGGTGTTTCAGGCTCATTTGGCACCTCCCTTACGACGAAGAGCCATTCTCAATCTGTTTTTCTCCAGTCTGGCTTTGCGTTGTGCGGGCGTTTCACGTTCGCGAGCGCGCGCATTAGATTCACGATTACGGCGGCGCATGGCGTTGAGTGATTCGTCTTCGCTTCGTAAATGCATCCGAGGTTCCCCGTCCTTTGGCTCGGGCCACTGGCGCGCCTTATTTACCGCGAGCTTATCGATCATCGCCTGGGTAATCTGCTCGTCAGTGATTCCCGCTCTGCGCTGGGCATCCCACATCAGGAACTGCATATCAGCCCATTCGCTGTGGTCGTTAGGTTCCGCGGCAGCTTCAAGCGCTTCTATGCTGAGGTGCTTCAGTGGGCCGATCGGGCCGACATTCCCGAAGGTGGACTGTGACCACTCGGCGTGCTCGAGGCGTACCTGGTTGCGAGCAAATGAGAACTCCCCCATCAGCGCAGCCAATGCGATTTCAGTAATACGCAAATACATGGCTGCGCGGGACGGATTGCTGAATTCACCCTCTTTTAAAAACTTCGACATTTCCGCCACGTCTGCACGGCACACGGCGATTAATTGCTCATTAGTGAAGGTGGCGATATCAGTCATTCCAGGCCTCCAGCTCGTTCTGAATTTCTTCATCAATAGCTTCGTTGCAGGCAAACGCATCAAGAATGAGCTTTGCGTCTTTGCGATAGTGCTCCCGACGTTCGTCGTACCAGGCTGAGAAATCCGACGACCAACCCTTGATACCAAAATCAGCTCGGGCGTTATCTTCAGCCATTCGTTCAACCATGCAGTAAGCGGTGGTGAGTGCAGCTTCGCGGATATACCCGCGCAGATCGCGTTTACGCCAGTAGGGGTTAACTTTTGAATCGCAGAAAGGTTTGAATTCCACTTCCCAGCGACGTATGCATCGTGCATTCAGTGATTTGCTCATATCGTTACCGGGAGGGCGAACCCTCCCGCCTCCCTTAGCCCACGTATTCCGGTTTCATGTCGTCCAGGGTGATGCGGAACTGGTCATACAGTTCATCACCGAGGTGGCGTTTCGCGCCGTTGAGAATGCCTTCTGCTTTAGCGAACAGTTCGACGGCTTCCGGTTCTCCGGGATTAGGTAGAGAGTTGATCGCGGCCTCAACTTTGTTTCGGGCGTCTACCATGAAATAACGCTGCACAGCTTTACCTTTCAGCTCGGTGAAAAGAACAGTGCCCAACACAGCTTTCTCTTTATCCAGATCCGCCCTGATGGCTTTTGCTGCATCGACCGATTCGGCGCGCTCAATGCGGTCACGGAAATCATCTGCCAGGGAATCAATATTGAGAGCTGAATCCTGCGCGCTGGTGGTGATGTCTGTTCCGCTGGTGATCTCTGCGACAGACATTCTTTGCGCCGGCGCCGGGTTTATTTCTCGCTCGGTCCTTTGTTCAACTTCATCCGGGCTGTAAACACCCAGGATGACTTCCGGGCAATACAGCCGTGCCCAGTATTTGACGCCCAGATAAGCGATCTGCTGTTTCGGGTTAGAAACCCACAAAGGAGAATTACGTGTGACGACTCCAGAGAGATAAAGTGGCTCCCCCCAGGTGATTTCTGATTCACCGCGCAGAATCGCGCCGACCTGGACGAATAACCCGATTTCGTCTTCATCAGTCCAGCCGCGCACCCGTTCTGTAACGCTGTATTTCCCATTTTTACCGTGTTTTTCCCTGGTAATTTCCTGCGTCCTTGTGCAACGTTCCCAGTCGCCGCCGTAGCGATAATGAAATCGACCGTTAATAGCGCTGGAACTGGCGATTACCGCGTTGACGAGTTGGGCTTCATATCCGAGCACGCCGTTTACCAGATGCGTTTTTTGCGCGACTGCATAGGGATTCATGCCCCACTGCATAGCCTGCATAACGATGGCCATGCAATCGGCTGGCTTACCTGCAAGGTGAGCTGGCACTGTCACTTGTGAATCAGCCATAAGGTTTGCGAAAGCAGTTAACTGACCGAGAGCCTGAACGTTAAAGATCGCGTTGCTAGCTGAAATGGTGTTTGGTGCCTGCTGTTCGGCTGTAACAATGTTAGTGTTTTCCATGACTGTTCCCCCTTATGCCTGTACGCGCAGCGCTTCGAGACGGCGCATATCAAAATCGTTAAGTTCTTCGGCGTAGTCTTCAGTAATCGGCGCTGGCCAGTCGCCAGTGTCGAAACCGTTCGCAATGGCGCGCATAGCTTTGCGGTATTCCAGCATGCCGAGTTCCAGCAGTTCTTCGGATGCCTCAATGATGGCGATCCAGTGGTAGTTCTCGTCTTTGTTGACGAAAATCCAGTAGAACTGATCGAGTGCGGCGACATCGCAGTACATAGCCGCGCTCAGGTGGTAATCGCGCTCGATGATTTCCCGGTGCAATTTGGCGCGCAGGCCTTCCTGCTTGATGTTCCACATGCTGATGGTTTTAAGGTCTGCACCGATGCGCAGGCCACCCATGTCTATCTCAAGGTCAGGACGCACGCGAACTTCCAGTCCGGTTTCCTCATCAATGCCGAAATAGCTCACCTCGACGGCTCGGCTCGGGTGCATCAACAACTTGCCAGCGGTCGGGTGATTCAACAGTGCTTTCTGAATGGCCAGTGCCGTAGCCAGCTGCTGGCGGGTAACCAGCACTTTTCCTTCAGGATTTTCGCGCCATGCATCCAGCAACTCATCGGCAAACACTGCATCCGGTTTAACCGATTTCACGGCCTGAATCAGATCCGCCTTAGTACCTGATACTTTCAGCGGCTGCGCCTTCTGTGCTTCCTGAGCAACCATGTCAGGATTAATAAGCGCCAGCTGTTCCAGTAAGGCATCGCGGCTGCCGCTGGTTTTCACCTGGGCGGGCAGGGTGGCGTTGTATTCTTTGATGCAGGCCTTCATTGCTGACGCGGTAAAGTTTTTATCGTCACCAACGATTCGCTTGAACTCGTCAGGTAATTCCAGATACGCAATGCCAATTGCATCTTTGTCGCCGCCCAGCGGTACAGGAGCGGGCAGGGTGGCGTTGTGCGCCTCCAACTGCGCCTTGATGTCGTCAGCACTCAACAGCGGCAGAAGCCCGGCGTTGTACTCGTCGATAAATGTGCGGATCGTCGCCGTCGTGGTGAAGGCGCCTTCCGGGATTTCCGGCTCTATACTGAATTCTTTTTCCAGCTGATCAGGCTGCAGCGCCAGTGCATGCACCAGATTGCCCATATCCAGAACAGGAGAGCGCACCTTCTGGATGGTTTTGGATACGTGGCGCGCCTCGAAATACATCAGCGATACTCGGGCATCTTTAACCATCGTGGAGCTGATGCCGTTAGCGGCGTGGTAGACCTCATTTGGCACGCCTTCATATCGACCAGGCTCGAAATACTCCGGCCATGCTGGCGCTGCTTGTTCAGCCTCTTCCTCTTCATCGCTATGAGCACTCTCTGAAACCTGGCTTTTCAGCACTTCGGCGGTAAGATCCGGGCAGCGTTCAGCCAGTATTTTGCTCATGTTCACGGCAATTGTTTGCGCAGGAGGCTCATCAGCGCCTTCGCCTGCTGATACCGCATTATCATTTTCGTCTTCGACCGGCTGAGCCGCTTCCATCTGCACATCGCTGGTGGTTTCCCCGGAATTAGCTGGATGTAATTTTTCTTCTGCAGCGCGCTGGCGCGCCTGGTCCACGATAGAAAGTGCTGGTGCTGGTGCTGGCTGGCTATCCATCAGACCATCAATCGAAAAAACACCATTGCCCATGTTTGAAACTTCAGGCTGTTTGGGTTTGGTCAGGTCTTCGGTTATCCACTTCGGATCCGTGGGGTCACTGATGCCTTCGACATATTCGCCACGTTCGGCGGCCAGAACCTGATTAGCGTCAGGGCGTTTCTTTTGAGCTTCTTTCACCAGTTCGGTGCCAATTACCTGAAAGTCAGTTGGGAGAGTTTCCAGGTCAGGCACACCTTCATCTCCATCGATAGCCTTTTTCACAGCGTCCAGAGTGACGGCGGCAGATGAAACATGACCAGCTTTTTCAAGCGTCTCAGCAGAAGGGGCGTCATGCTTATGCTCGGTCAGGTTCGCATTGATATAGGTCTGCAGACTTACCGGGAAATGATGAATGTCGCTGGTGGCGCCACGAATAAGGGCAAAAATCGCGGCGCGGGAATAATCCAGGATGCCTGCAACCTTGCGCAGCGCTGCCGACCATTCCTTGAACGGACTTTCTTTCTTCTGAACGATCTCTTTGGCCCGGCGGTGAATTGATGCCGGGAAATTGTAGATATCGAAATCCATTGGCATTGTGGCCAGGGCTATTTCTACATCGAGCGTATCAAGGGTATGGGTGTAGTCAGGGTTGCGATCGGTTTTATTACCGCCGCCAGCATTCGTACCTGCATCGGTTTTTAAAACCGAAGAAATGCAGTTACCGGCAGCCCATTCCCTGGTGAGAATGCCGCGGTCGATCGCGTTCGTGGCGAACCACAGCTTAGCAAACTGGATACGCTTACCGAGCTCATGCCGTTTCCCTTCCGGGAAGACTTTTTTATTGGCGCTGGTGAATTTCCAGAGCGCCGGCATATCGTATTTTTTTATTTCAGGGACATTCTCGGCGGCCAGAATCAGATCCTGGACGGCTGCGTTATCAGTGTCCATTTCAAGAGCTGACAGCTCCTGCCGGTGAGGCATGCTGATATGATAAACGTGACGTTCTTCGGCCATGTACTGCGCCAGCAGCTGCGCGCGAAAGGGGAGTTCGGCCACGTTAAAAAGCGCGCTCGAATCGTCCTGGTATTCATCGCTACCGAAAGTTTCCACGGTCTCACCTTGTACCGCGTCGCCAGTAGTATTGGCATCAACCAGCTCGCCAGTAACGGCCTCAGAGGTTACTCCGGCATTATCGCTGTGATCAACATCAGCAGGCGCCTGTCCTGGCTTCAGAGTCCAGGTGCGGCCATCGTCGCCGAGCTGGTAGCGTTCGCACCATGAGTAATCGAGAACACCTTCCGCCGGCAGGTCATTGAATACCGGGAAATCGGTGCGAATTGGTTTTTGATAGTCTTTGCCGCGGCCTGTTTCGATCCCAGCGTCTTCCAGATCGACGTCCAGCTGCAGAAGGGCGCGAGCTTCAGATTTATTAGTGCGCCAGATTACGGCATCAGCTTTACCCGATTTTTGAGTCGCTTTTATCAGATAAAAATATTCCATGTGATAGCCTCTATTTTGGATGTAGAATCCCCCGGGCCATTGGTAGCGCCCATTCAGGGTGGTCATTGGTTTTGGTAATTTCCGGTGTAACTTTGGTCGGTGGCACCGGACGTACAGCCCGCTTCGGCGGGTTTACGTTAGCCCTCGTGAGCCATCTGGTCGTGAGAGGCGCAACGTTCTGAGCAATACTCTTTTTCTTTCCGTGCGAGCTGGTTCCCCTGGAGGTACAACAGGGTGCTTACCACTGGTTTTCCCTCGATTGCTTTACGGCAGTAACCGCATTTCTTCTGCATTCTTCCCCCTACATTTGCACCGTGAACCCGGCCGGATGCTCGTCCAGCACACCTTTCAGCGGATAACATTCAGCTTTCACATGTTGCTCTTCTGCGGCTGCCTTACAGTCATTCTCAGTGTCGTAAACCCCGAGCAGGACATCCTGATTACCGCCCGTCAGCATGCTGACGGTGAGAACCAGGGCAAACATCGTGCTCATGAAGGGTCTCCTTTTTGCGCGAGCATGTAGCACACCCGGCGGATGAAAGCTGACAGCGGATTTAAACGAACAGCCTGCTGACGAGCGGGTTTGCGTGCGAAATCAATCATAGAAATAACTCCCTCAGTGCGCAGAAAAGCGCGATCCAGATGAAGAGCCCAATTACTGCCGAAATGACCAGGGCTCTGATGCCTTGTTTACTCATTTCAACCTCAGCCATTACGTGGCCAGCGGAACGTTTAAACCTACTGCGCGTTGATCTCTCCACCTCATCCCGGTCTTCATATGCGCCGGGCCGCTACTTCGTGGGCGTCCTGCCTTGGTGGGTTGTTGTGTGAGTTGATATTAAGCCTTAGACTTAAATCGTGTCAAGTCTTGAGCTGATATTGTACTAAGTTTGTGACTTAATTTTTATGAGGGTGGCAGTGTGTTATGCTCACAAAATCACCAAAGAGGGCTGTGGGCATGGGGCATGAGGATGAGTTTTTCGCGAAGATGCACCCGCAAATAGCGCAGGTTATCGGGGTAGCGGTTATGCAGCTACTGGTTGAGAAGCAAGAGCCGTCAAGAGAGGCGCTGATAGAGATGATTCAGGTGTTGTGGCAGGAAGACCATGTCGATCTGGCTGTGGAATTGGCCCTTGACGTTCTGTCGCTACCAAAAGAGTACGGATAATAAAAAACCGGCGCGGTGGCCGGGTCATTATGTGCAGATAATATCTTGATGATTCAATAGTGAAATCGGCGGCTTAAACCCCTGGATCACTTAAGAACTAATTCATTCAAAGCATCAATAATCTTGGATACGTAGCTACCGAAAACGTAAACGCAGAATGAGAAAACTCCAGCTACAACGACGCCCGTTGCTTTAAACGTTGTTTTCATGGACGAGATACCGGTTTCGATATTGGCTAGCCTGCTATCTACAGACCTGATGTCTGTTTTTAGTTCAGCTATATCACGCTTGATGTACTCAACATCAGATTCAAGCTTAGCGATTCGCGATTCCATATCAGGCCCTCTACCATTGCCACTGTTAGAGGAAGCAGAAATTCCCTTCCTCTCTACAGTAAAGCTTATACTACCTTGCTGATAGGAGGGAATTGATATTTCTGCACTATCACCAACCATAAGTTAGCCTTCAATCCTTACATCAATGAAAGACACCGCCGCCCTAGTTTCAGCTTCATTCCCGCCCTCAACATTCAGTGTGGCATCGATGCGATATTGGCCGGTTGGAATACCGTGGGGTAGGGTAATTGGAGCGTCGAAAGAAACTGGCAAAAATCCGCCAATAGCCTCAATATCATCAACTCTGAATTTTTTTTGAAAGAAAAATTGAGGATATAACTCATCTTCTTTGGCTGGGCGGATAGAATAAGACGCGAGATAGACTTGACTAGGCTTTAACCCTATAAAAAATAAAGATATATCGAATGCTATTTCTTCATGCTGTTTCGCTCGAATTAATAAAACCGGCTCTCTACTTGCACCGGGGCCTTTTTGAAATGGGATAATATACGCAATTCTGGCGTATAACATTTCATCATTCATAAGCAACTCTTTGCTTCATTATTCTTCATCGCCCTTAATCCTTCTCCCCATGTACTTGGCATACAGCTCATCGAGCTCTTTGAGACGCAGAGATACGATCCGCAACATGTTCTGCTGCTCATCTTCGGGCAATTGTCGATAGAGTTCTAGCAGACGTTGTTCGTCGGCCTTTAGCCCACTCCCTTCATTAACCTCTTCTCCCAGTAACCAAGGCACTGACACCCCGGCGGCATCTGCGACCGCAAGTGCAGATTCCTTACTCATCGCGCCTTTCTTGAACCAGCCGTTCACGGACTGCGGCGTAATTCCCGCAACCCTGGCCATATCAGATTTTGTCATCCCGCGGCGAGTTAGTTCTGTTAGGCGCTCTACGAGAATCGGGTTAAGTAATTTTTTCTCAGTCATATCAGAAGAGTAAGCCTTTTGCTTATAAATTTAAATTAGCCCAAGGCTTGATTTATTATTAAGTCTTAGGCTTAATTGGTGTGTGTACTCACCGGAGACGACTATGAACGGATTAGAAAAGGCCATCAAAAAAGCAGGCACAGCTAGCAATCTGGCAACCCTGCTGGGCATCAAACCCATGTCGGTAAGTCGCTGGAAGAACCGCTACAAAGGCGTTGTTCCTCACGACCGGGTATTGCCGATATTCAACATCACCGGCGTTACGCCGCATGAGCTTCGCCCGGACCTCTACCCGAATCCAACTGACGGCTTGCCGCAGGACCGGGGGCAATAGCTATGCATTCCATTTCATTGCAACAGACTACCGGATTTCAGCAGGGATCGCTGATTCCGAATTATCAAAATGTCCCGCGCAACAACAATATGCTGACTCATATCAGGGAAGCCGTCCGCGCATGGAACAAAGCCACCCCCGGAGCTGCCCAGGATCACATATCGCAGTTGGTCGCGCGGGAGTGGATTGCGCGCGGTGGACGTGGGCTGCTTCTAGTGGGATCGAAGCACAACGTTAAGCAGAACTTTTTCAGAATGATTAACACGCCGGGCCCGAAGAACGACGCAAATCTGACAGCTCTGCTCCCAGTGATTATCGATGTGATGTCTCGCGACAACGAGAAAGTGGCCCGGGAATTTGGCCTGCTGAAGGGGAAGACCAAGGAAGAGATGATCGCCGAGGCTATCAAGGAGTGCGCTGAAGCAAAGCAGGCGGTGATGCTGAACGCGCCAGAGCACCAGAAACTGAAGGAGGTGAGCGAGGGAATAGCGTCGCTTTTCAGGCTAATGCCTGAGCAGACAGGAGCACTGATGACGCTCGTTAGCTCAATGCTCGGCGTGATGTAAGCGGGGTATCAATGAATCACATCGAATTTATTGAAAAGAACGTCCGCGAGGAACTTCTTCGCCAGGGCTTCACGCAAGCAGTGGCTCAGGGGGGGGGCATACCAGGCGGTCGATATGTACAAGCGGATGTCACAGGCAAGCCGAAAAGGGGGAATGTTTGACGATGTTATGCGCCACGCAAAGTTATGGGCAGAGAAGCAGACCAGCGCAGCTGAACGCCGGGAAGCAAAGCGCAAAGTGCGAAAGGGCGGCGACCAGGCTGGGTTGTTCTGAAAGGCGAAAGCCGCGGTGCAGCAACACCAACGGCTTTCAGGTGCAAAAACGAAGAGGTAATTGCGAGGTAAGTATGTCAGGAACCAGTGCTCAGGTAAACATCCAGCCAACTCACAAGTGTTCTTTCTGCGGGGTGACCAACATCGAGGTTTCGGGCGTTCTAATCGCCGGCCCCGGCGTCTCTGTCTGTCAGAAATGTGTCTTTTTGTGCGTCGAAATTGTTTTTAAATGCGCCGAAAAGACCGATAAGCCAACGTCATAAGTTCAGGAGTATCTATGCGTGACTATGCAACAGTCGCACCGCAATTCTGGCTAGGAAAAACAGGTCGCGAACTGCGGAAAAAAGGCGCTGAAGCGCAGGTGGTCTCGTTTTATCTCATGACCTCGCCACACGCAAACATGCTCGGTTTGTATTACCTGCCAATTCTCTATATCGCCCATGAAACAGGGCTCGGCTTAGAAGGGGCTTCGAAGGGGCTTAAAAGCACCATCGAAGCGGGGTTTTGTAGCTATGACGAGGACACAGAGATGGTCTGGGTGCATGAAATGGCCGCCTACCAGGTAGGCAAGGCATTAAAGCCAGGTGATAACCGTTGTGCGGGGGTCAGGAGTGAGTATGCATCACTTACCGAAAACCCTTTCCTTTCATTGTTTTACGAGCGTTACAAGGATGATTTTCATCTGAATGTCAAACGAGAATCGTGCCCAACGCCAGAAGGGGCTTCGAAGGGGCTACGAAGCCAAGATCAGGAACAGGATCAGGAACAAGAACAAGATAAAGATCTTTCGGGGCATGGCTCCGCCACACCCCTAGATGGTGGATCCTCCGATGAAGCTCCATCTGACAAGCCGAAAAGCAGTTACCCGGAGGACTTTGAACTGGCCTGGAAGGAATACCCAAAGCGCGCAGGAGGCAATAGCAAGGCCGATGCGTTCAAAGCTTGGACTGCCCGAATTAAATCAGGCGCAACAGCGCAGGAGCTTACCGATGGTGTTCGACGATATGCGGATTACGTCACTGCTGCCGGAAAACTCAACACTGAGTACGTGAAACAAGCGTCAACGTTTTTCGGTCCCTCAAAGCACTACGAGGAGTTGTGGAGCTTCGAAGTACCAACCGGTAAACGGGATCCGAACTCAATATCCCAGCCAGATAAATTAATTCCGAGTGGGTTCAGGGGGTAGTGATGAAAAATATGATTGGTACTGGTAGTGCGCTGGAGCGGCTGAAAAAACTCATCCCTCCGGGTGTAGAGCCTAAGTTTGGCAGTGTAGAGGAGTGGAGAACCTGGCAGGCCGAGGAAGGGCGCAAACGCTGCGAAGAACTGGAAAAACAAAACCAGCGTACCCGTGCTGAAAAAATATTCGGACGAGCGGGAATTCAAGATCTGCATCGGAGCTGCACGTTCGCAAATTACCAGGTGGCAGGAGATGGCCAGCGCCGGGCGCTCACGATGGCGAAAAGTTACGCACAGAACTTCGGTTCAGGGTTCGCCAGTTTCGTATTCAGCGGAGCGCCGGGAACCGGGAAAAACCATCTGGCGGCCGCAATCGGAAATCACCTGCTGGCTGGTGGTCGCTCTGTGCTGGTGGTGACTATTCCTGACCTGATGCTACGTGTTCGCGAGTGCTACGACGACGGGCAGTCAGAGGCTTCGCTTCTGGACGACCTTTGCCGGGTAGATCTGCTCATCCTGGACGAAGTAGGCATTCAGCGCGGCAGCAGCGGCGAAAAGGTCATTCTGAACCAGGTTATCGATCGCCGCCTGTCGTCGATGCGCCCGGTCGGCATCCTGACGAACCTGAACTACGAATCTCTGACGGACACCCTCGGCGCACGCATTCTCGACCGTCTCCAGATGGACGGCGGCATGTGGGTGAACTTCGACTGGGATAGTTATCGCAAAAACGTCCGCCATCTGCGCGTCGTTAAGTGAGGAAAACATGGCTAGAGCATTTTCTGCTGTTGAGCGCCGGGAGTATGTCCGCGCAGTGATTCGGATCACCAGGCATCAGGGGCGCCTTACGACCACCGAGGCAATGAAAAAACTGGGGCTGAGCCGCGCTACTGTCCAGCGGTATTTTTCCGAAGCAGAAGCGACTGGCGAGGTTGTCCGGCATGGTCGTTTGGGGCTGTTCCGCGACCAGCGGGCCGTCATCGACTTTGACATGAAGCGTTTGGCCTGCTGCCGAAAGTTGCTGTTGGGATGAATTACAGCCTGCTTGGCAGTCCTGTTTTTCAGCGAGTTTTAGATGTTCAGGAGGCTATTCATGGCTAAGAATTCAATCGATGTATATGGTGCCAGCGGAAAAACAAACGTGCTCAATTTCGAGCCTGAAAACCTGCACCTGGTCACCGATAAGACCCACCCACTTTACGATGAGCGTGTACACCTGCCTATCGAGGAAGGGATGGTACTGAACATTGCGGAGCTGGGTGTACTGGAGCCGATTATCGTCTGGAAAGACCCCGAATTGGGGCTCACCTGCGTAGTTGTTGGCCGTCAGCGCGTTAAACATACCCTTGAGGCAAATAAACTCCGTCTGAAAGAAGGCAAAGACCCACTGCTTGTTCCTGGGGTCGTTAAGCGCGGATCAGCAAATCAGATGGCTAAATACATGGTCAGCGAAAACGAAATTCGCCGACCTGATACGCCGCTTGGCCGGGCTAAAAAAATGTCAGACGCGCTCGACCGCGGGCTCGATGAGGACGACATTGCGGTGTTGTTTGGCTGCAGCGTTCAGACCGTTCGAGCAACGCTATCCCTCCTCGATGCTACTCAGGCCGTCAGGGAAGCAGTGGAGGCTGGCACAGTTACCGTTACCCAGGCGCGTCAGCTTGGCACGCTTCCCCCGGAAGAGCAGCGGGCAAAAGTGGCAGAAATCGAGCAGGCGACAGCTGGCACTACGGGCCATGAAAAAGCTCGACGTCAACGCGCTGTGCTTGGCGAAACTAAGCCACGTCTCAAATCACGCAAAGAAATCACAAAAGCCCTTGAAGGTGCCAGCGGTGAATACGCTGATGCTCTGCGCTGGGTGCTCGGGGAGGCTGTATGACTACCACATTACAGGCAGTAAACGAGCTCATCGCCTCCCTGGAGAGTGCAGGCGAGCTGTCGATCAAAGAGCGGAAGTATCTGGAGCTGGCTAAAGCACATGTGCAGCTGGCTGCGGAGAATGTGGCGCTGAAGGCTGTTTTTAGCCGGGGGGAAATCCCATCCGAAGCAGTCGATGCATTCATGGAAACCGCAGTAATGGATCATGACTGGAATGAAACCTCCGAGTGGTCATGGGTTGAAAACGAAACAGAGGTTATCCACGCCGTTCTGGGCGCACTTAAGCCTGAAACCCCCGCCACCGATCGCATCGTAGCCGGGATTAAGGCTGATGGGGTGGAGGAGTTCATTGGTCGCCTGCAGCAGCATGTCGATGAGGGTGATTTTGTAGGCGATGAAGTTGCCGTAATTGTTGGCGCTATCGACTGCGGTAAGGAGTTTTTCGAGCAGCTGCGCGAGGGGGCCGACAAATGAGCAACCGAATCCCTAACTTCGGCTGGAACCGCCTGAAACTGGCAACGCTCACCTATGAGCAACTTGCTCAACTGGAAGAGCAAGTGAAGGCCGAGCATGCCTGCAAAAACGGCATTCACCTCTTCGACAAAGCTGGACAGCGCAAACTCGATGCCCTTAGTTGGGCCGTATACAACAAGCAGAAGGCGGAGCGTGCCGCATGACAACTGATATCACCGAACTGGCGCTGATTGACAAAATCCAAAAGCAGCTCGAAAACTTTGACACAGTGGTACTGAAAGAGGATGAGGCTAACGCGCTGGTAGAGGCGCTGGAGAAGGCGCAGCGTGCCAACGCCGCTCAGGACGACCATATCAACCAGCAGCAGGACCGCATCGAGTCGCTGGAGAAGAAAAACGCCGAGTTGGGTAAATATGCCGGAGGGCTGGAGTCCTTCCGCACCGCCTATATGGAGTGGAGCGACAAAACCGACTGGGTGCAAACAGATAAGCGCTTTGATTTCCTGAAGCCGTGGGGCAAGCATCGCGCTGATGTGCTGAAAGCATATATCGAGCATCTGGAGTCCCGCACCGTGAAGCTGCCGAAGCCACACGCGCATTTAATCTGGATTCAGGCAGGGCATGCGCCAGACGATTACTGGGATGACGTAGCGGTATCTCACCGCGAGAAAGACCTCTGCTGTGATGGTTCAGAGCGCTATCCGGTTTATGCGCGCTGGGAAATTGAAGAGATGTTGGCCGCCGCCGGCATCAAGGTGGAGCAACTGTCTTGAACACCACTTCATTAACAGGCCAAATTATGGAAAGTATTGTCCCATTCCTCACCTTTTTTGATCATGGCATTGATGATAGTAAGCAGTTTTCTCATCGAGGCGACCAGGGCTACCTTTTTGGGTTTCCCTACCAGGACAAGACGCGTGTAGAAGGTTTTAAGTGCCGGGTTGAAACGAACTGCGCAGAGTGTCGCCATATACAGAGCGGTTCGCACACTGGCACGCCCGCCAAAAATCGAGCGCCGACCACGCATTTTGCCCGAATCTCTGTTAACAGGGGCGACGCCCACAAGAGCACATATCTCTCTTCGAGTGAGGTTCCCGAGTTCAGGAACGTCAGCCAGCAAGCTTGCAATGGTCGTTGGGCCTACACCTTTGACCGAACTGAGCAATGCGGACAGATCAATAAAATGCTTCTGAACGTGCTCTTTTATCTCAATATCAATGAGTTCAAGCTCGCCGTTCAATGCACAAATAAGGCACTCAACGCTTTTCATCACTACTGGATGGGTGGTGTGAAGTCGGTTTCGTTCTGCAACAAGCATCCCCACCAATTGTCGGCGGCGAGCTACCAGAGCGGTCAGAACCTGACGCTGATTGTCAGGCAGGGCCAGAATGAATCGTTCTCGCTCAGGATGGTTATTGATTACATCCGCCATTTGGGCGAGCGCTCTGGCATCAATGCTATCGGTTTTCGCAAGGTATCCCATCGCCCGACAAAAATCTCTGGCTTGTCTGGGGTTAACAACAGCGATTTCGTAACCTTCAGCTTGAAGACGATAGGCCACTGGGGCTTCAAGGCCGCCTGTAGCCTCCATCAAAATCAGAGAAACAGAGACGCTTTTCAGGGCCTTAATTATCTGTTCGAAACCATCGGTGCCATTTATGACAGTAAAAGAAGCTTTGCCGGTTCCCACGCAAATATCGAGGGATCCCTTAGCAACATCAATACCAACACAGATCTGATTTGGCTGACTCATTATTACCCATCCTTGCATATTCGAATTGAGGTTCCAACAACTGTTCGGGTTTCAGATGAGTGGCTCAGCTCATGCGCAATTGGCTCCACATCGGGCTTTTTAATCCCCTGGCTGAGTTCGAGCTGCATGAGCCTTGCCAAATCATTCCGATGCTATTTTAACCGATCTTTAAGATACAAGGCTGAGTGATGGCCAGTAATCGAGAAATCCGCAGAATCATGGCAGCAGGAATCCCGAACCGGGTATATCGCGTTAGTAATACTCGCAAGATGGTGAATTACTCAGGAGTGTTACCTGGCTGCGTCTATTGCATTCGTGTTAAATGGAGTGCGCGTCAGGCTCGCAAGGGGTACTAACTATGACCAGTAAATTTAACATCGACAACAGAGAACTGCTTCAGAGAATCAGTTGCGGTGAGGCTGTTGCGGGAATTGATTTCGGTAATCTGATTGTCAGGGAATTGGCAGTATTCAGGCTGGCCGCAATGGACAGTAAGCCGGTTGAGATGCCTCTCGACTACCTACATGGACACAAAGACGGTCTGGAATGGGCCGCCCAACTGGCAGAAGCCAATCACCCTGAAACAGGAGACTGGCTGTACGATGACCCTATCGAGCTGGCAAAGGCTATTCGCAAAGGTCCAGATATGCCGCCAGAGCAGTCGGCAGCGGACAGCGAGCCGGTGATTGTTGTTGGCGATGATGGAGGGGATGCGCTTTCTTATCGCCGCCTTATCCAGTCCTTTGAGCCTGGCACTAAGCTCTATCGCCACGCGCAGCCAGTACCGGTAGTTTCAGGATGGATTCCGGTAAGCGAGCGCCTGCCAGAAGAAGGTGGCCGTTACTGGTGCTATGTGGAAGAGCAAAACAGCTTGGGGAAAAGCCACTACCAATGGAACCGCTCATGGAATGGCGATCGGTGGTGGGTTGAAAGCGAGTGCGGCGGGATTGTCACCCACTGGATGCCGCTGCCAGCCGCCCCGCGGGAGGTGAAAGGTGAATAAGGTCGAACTGCTTGAGAAGATATCGGCGCTCGCTACTGAATGCCACACACTGGCCAGTGAGCTTGATATTGGTGATGAGCGAACCGAAATGTTCGAAATCTACAGCGTGCTGCACAACCTCGGTCGCCGAGGCTACGCCAGTCAGGTAGGGCGGCGAATGAATCCATTGCTCTCATCCTGCGATGATGACGAGGATGAGGAAGATGACGATTGGGATGAGGATGAAGACTGATGCCTAAATCCCCCGCAGAACGTAAAGCCTCCAGTTGAAATCAAACCCCTCTCCGGAGGGGTTTTCTCGTATATGCTCATTTTGCTTTTATCCCCGTAACGGGCGATAATTACCTGGTCAGTCTGGACAACTGACAACTTTACCCCGGCGCCAAGTGGGGACACATGGCGCACAAAGTAAAAAACATCCGGATTAAAGATTTGTATGCAATAACCCTTCTGATCGTGATGATTGTTCAGGTTGTTGTAGTAAATGCAGTATTTGTCTGCGTGGGGCTTGGGCTTCTTGGACTATCTGATGAAGCCCTGACGATTTTCGCGGGATGCTCAATGCCTCATATCTGTGGTCTTGTTTACTGCGTTATCCAATCCGTTTTCCGGGCAAAAAAATGAAAAGCCTTCTCTGCGGAGAGGGCTTTTTTATAGTTGATTAAACTGAAAATCTACGCGGATCGGGGTTCTCCCAGCGGTACATAATTGACATGTATTTCTGCAGTGTGAAGTGCGCTAAAGACAAGCAGGTTGCGCGTTGTGGTAATGCGGTTCCTCCGCCTTTTGCTGAGGCGCTGGTGAGGGCTAATTTACCGGAGATGTGCCTGAAAAAAGACATTGCAACATGATAAAACCCGCTTCGGCGGGTTTTTTATTATGGAAAAACATCAATCTAAACATGAGCATGGAGTTCGCAAAAAGTGCCTTTAATGTCTTGACCATTTATCTCTTCAGGTATACTGTTTATTTATACAGTGCTTATGTGAGGTGCTAACCATGAAAGTTGAAGTCACAATTGATAAACATAAAAAACTCCCTGATGGCGCCATACCTGCGCTTGAGCAAGAATTGCTGCGCCGCTTGTCCCAGTCTTATGATGACTGCAAATTAACCATTCGACGCACAAGCAACGATGGCCTTAGCGTTTTGGGCGGCGCTGATGGCGATAAAAAACGCGTTGAGCAAATTCTGCAAGAGACGTGGGAAAGCGCGGACGACTGGTTTTACTGATTCACCTTTTGGTGGCTAGCATTTCCCAAAGCATCGCAATAAGCGTGTCCCTTTGATGCTGTCACCGGACTTTTTTTTGCGTCTGTATGTCGCTCAGGGGGTAGTGTGAGTGATGGTATTGAGGTTCCTACTAATCATTCCTGGTACGATGTTGTCAGGAGATCAGATGGCGCCATTATTTGTAGCTTCCCGGCCGAAGGAAGGCATCTGATTTACAGGGTTAATGGCATAATTTCAATGCGACCTTTATTGCCTGAAGAAGAAATTTTTACTCTAAACGGATTTATGAAATTTGCGGAACGACTTGGCTACCGAGTTCTCCCACCTTCTGATAATATGAAATCAACGGCCTGAACAACCGTTACCTACTGCGCCACGGAGAGAAGCCATGGCGCAATTGCACTTAATAAAACAATCTCAAGGTATCCTGATCCCCGCGACGCCGGAGACCAGTGATTTTCTGCAATCAAAATGCAAGCTCGGATCCGTTCTGGAAGCCGATTATAAGCTTGTCCGCAATCCGGCGTTTCACCGCCGTTACTTTGCTTTACTCAATCTCGGCTTTGAATATTGGGAACCTACCGGCGGGGCGATTTCGTCTAACGAGCGCAGGCTTATCACAGGTTACGCCAAATACCTTGCTGCATATGGCGGGAGTGAATCGGCGTTGCTTGATGCCGCCGGGCAATATCTCGACCGGATAGCTGAGAAGCGATCCGGCTATATCAGTATTTGCAAATCCTTCGATGCTTACCGGGCGTGGGTCATCGTTGAAGCCGGCCATTATGACGCCATACAGCTGCCGGACGGCACGCTGAAAAAACACCCTCGCAGCATTTCTTTCGCAAGCATGGACGAATGCGAGTTCCAGGAACTGTACAAAGCATCGCTGGATGTTCTCTGGCGGTGGATCCTCTCTCGTTCATTCAACAGCCTGCAGGAAGCTGAGAACGCCGCCAACCAGCTTTTAAGCTTCGCGGGGTGATGCCGATGAAACACTCATGGTTTCACCATCTCGAATGCACAACGCAGCAGGCCGACGAATTGGTAGCGAGATATCGTCAGCGGGGCGTAAAGGTCGAACGAAGCTTAAACCCTGACTTTATGACATGGACCGTCAGCGCGCAGCTGGTGGAGGACAAAAAACCGCCGCGGCCAGACTCTCGCTGGCGCAACAGGATGTGGGGGTGAGTATGGCGAACCTTCGTAAAGCGGCCCGAGGTCGCGAATGTACAGTGCGGATCCCTGGTTACTGCAACGGCAACCCGGAAACCAGCGTGTTGGCGCATTACCGCCTGGCGGGTACGTGCGGCACAGGGTGCAAGCCTGACGATACTCAGGCGGCGATCGCCTGCAACGGGTGCCATGACGTAATTGACGGCAGAACCAAAACCACCGATTTCACATACGACGAATTGCGCCTGATGCACGCAGAGGGGGTAATGCGCACCCTGGAAATCTGGCGGAAAGAGGGACTCATCAAATCATGAAAATCTACGATATCACGCCCATCGGCAAACCCAGGATGACCAGAGCTGATAAATGGAAGCAGCGTCCGGAAGTAATACGTTACCGGGCGTTCTGTGATGAAGCTCGTCTGCGCAAAATTCACCTGCCAGATTCCGGCGCTCACGTCACGTTCGTCATGCCTATGCCGCAAAGCTGGAGTCAGAAAAAGAGAGCGCAATACGCAGGACGTCCACATCAGTCAAAGCCCGACTGCGACAATATGCTGAAAGCCCTAATGGACGCCCTCTATGAGGATGATTCACACGTCTGGGATTGCCGCATCACCAAAATATGGGGCGAGAAAGGGCAGATCATCATTGGGGAATCTCTATGACCCTCGATCACTTCATGCAGTACCAAACCGAGAGCGTTAAGCGCGCCAGTATGCCGCCAGTAGCAAAGCACAAACCTGAACCAGACCAAACCAAAACAGCCAAAGAGGGCCGCAGCGTGAATCTTGAAAACACAGTGAAATACCACTTCGCAAAATCCACGCTGATTAGCGATTCTCCGCGTGCTACCGCCTCTGATTCACTGACCGGCACCGACATCATGGCAGCAATGGGCATGACCCAGGAACGTGCCGCTATGGGGTATAGCGCTTTCCTGGGCAAGATGGGCATAAGCAACAATGACCGGGATCGGGCTATCGGACTATTGGCTGAGTACGCGCTGACAAAATGCGATAAGGTTGCTGCGTTGCGAAAGCTCTCGCCAAGCGTAAAACCCCGGGTTATACGGATCCTCGCAGAGTACGCCTTTGAGGATTACTCCCGCAGTGCTTCCAGTAAAAAAACATGCGACTGCTGCAATGGGTCTGGATTCATCGACACAGTGGCGTTCACCAACAAAGTAACGTATCCGGACGGCAAACCGCCGAAGTGGGTCAAAGTTACAAAGGGGATCTATCCATCATACTGGGAGGAGGTGAAGTCGGTCCGGGAGCAGGTCCGGGTGCTTTGCCAAAAGTGCAAGGGAAAAGGGACTGTTAGCGCCGCCTGTAACGACTGCCACGGTCGGGGGAAGGTAGTGAACCAGGATGAGACGGAGAAGCAGGGAGTGCCTGTGATGGGTAACTGTAAACGTTGTGGCGGTCGCGGGTATGAGCGAATCCTCTCCACTGCTGTACATAGGGCCATTTGCCAGATAACGGACGCCATCACTCTGGATACCTGGAAGAAATCGGTTAAACCGTTCTTCGACGTATTGATCACTAAATTCGATATAGAGGAGGCGTGGGCAGAGGCGCAACTCAAACAAATTACGCGGTGAGATATTTACTTTTCCCGAATTCGTGTTAATTTGTTCTAACGATGGGCATTGTATGTTCACCGTTGAATAAAAAATTTAAAGCCTCGGCAACGCCGGGGCTTTCTGCGTTTTGGGCTCGCTTCGGCGGGCCTTTTTCATTTCAGACCCAGGATAAAATTGCAGATTAACCGTGAAATGCATGAGCCTGCGGCCTGAATTCTTTCCCCTCGTTCTGAGAGGATTCACAGCAATTGAGGGGGACCGATGTCCGAACCAATAACCGGCACAGGCTTAGCTGGTGGCGCTTTAACTGGGGCGAGTGTTTACGGGCTATTAACCGGTACAGACTACGGTGTTGTGTTCGGGGCATTTGCTGGTTCCGTCTTTTATATAGCGACAGCGGCCGATTTGAGCGCCCCACGACGGATGGCCTATTTCGTTGTGTCCTATATCGCTGGAGTTCTGTGCTCCGGGCTGGTCGGTTCTAAGCTATCCGATCTGACCGGGTATAACGATAAACCTCTGGATGCTATTGGTGCCGTAATCATTTCGGCATTGGCCGTGAAAATACTCACCTTCCTGAACAATCAGGATATTGGCTCGCTGGTGGCGCTAATAACGCGCCGGGGAGGTTCCGGTGGTACTAAATGATCCTACTGCAACCATCAATGCGCTGTTATGTGCAGGTGTCGTTGTCACGTTGATGTTTTATCGCCGCAGAGACTCACGACATCGTAAGTGGGTGTCGCGGCTGGCATGGCTGATAACAGTGATATACAGCTCTGTGCCGCTGGCGTATCTGTGCGGCATCTATCCCTATTCATCATGGCCCACCATTGCGGCCAATATCATGATCCTTGTTGTGCTGCTGAGCGTAAGAGGCAATGTAGCGCGACTGGTTGATGCGCTGAGGCACTAATGAATCAAATAGACTTCCAGAAGGCGGCTGGTATTAGCGCCGGGTTAGCTGCGCGCTGGTTTCCGCATATTACAGCCGCGATGAAAGAGTTTGGCATCACTTCCGCCATCGACCAGGCAATGTTCATTGCTCAGTGCGGCCATGAAAGCCTCGGGTTTAACAGGGTAGTGGAGAATTTCAACTACAGCATCGCCGGGCTTGCTGATTTTGTTCGTTACGGCAGGTTAACGCAGGATCAGGCCAATTCCCTCGGGCGCAGCCAGTCGGAAACAGTGTTACCTCTGGAGCGCCAGCGGGCTATCGCCAACATTGTCTATAGCAAGCGGTTGGGTAACAACAGGGCAACTGATGGCTGGGTTTATCGAGGGCGCGGACTGATTCAAATAACCGGACTTTCTAATTACCGGGACTGCAGCGCCGGGCTGAAGGTTGACCTGGTGGCACAGCCAGAATTACTGGAGCAGTCCTCTTACGCGGCCCGCAGTGCAGCATGGTTCTATGTCTCAAAAGGTTGCCTGAAATATCCGGGTGATCTTATCCGGGTGACGCAGATTATCAACGGCGGGCAAAACGGGATTAATAACCGGCGCGCTCGCTTCCTGAAAGCAAAATCGGTACTGGTGGGGTAATTATGGGAATCGAAGCTATCGCGGGGCTGGTGGTTGTCATCCTGGCTGCTATCGCTGGCGCGTTCGGCATTGGTCATGCCCGTGGGACCAGTAAGGCGGAAGCCAAAGCCGATCAGCAGCGTACTGAAGAGAACGCCGTCGCCACTGTCGCAGCGGCAGAACGTAAGGCAGAAGTCACGAAAGAGGCAAGCGATGTACAGCAGACTGTTAGCCATATGCCTGATGACGATGTTGATCGGGAGCTGCGCGAAAAGTTTACCCGCCCCGGTAGTCGTTGATACGGCCTGCAGTTGGGTGCGGATCATTTACCTGACTGACCACGATATCGACGTGCTGGATAAGCAGACCAAGCGCGACATCCTGGCGCACAACAAAGCAGTGCAGGCCAATTGCCCGCAATCAACCGAAAAGGCTACGAAATGAATGAAGCTAAACCGCAGGACGGTACCACTGTAAAAGGCTACCGCACGCTGGGTCCGAAAGAAATCAGTGACATGAATGAGCTTAAGAAGGCTGCTCGTGAATTTAACGCGCTGCTTGAGAAGCAGAAGGCATGGGTTGCTGATGAGTTGGCGATGACAGCAAATCATTCTGATGAAGCGCATGAGGCTGGCCGCTGTCTGGCTATCGCCCGCACCAAAATGCAGGAGGCCTGCATGTGGGCCTGCCGCGCAGTCGCCCGGCCAGATGCTGACTGTTAACCCCACTAAGGGATAAATCACCAATTATCCCCATCAGAGGATAAAGCAATGAAGCAATAAGCGGATAGACCGCAGCTGAAAGGCAATGGAGCCGTCGTGATGATCCCCTGAGTCGCCATTGAGCGAGCCTGTGTAGCGACGGGTCAAGGTTCTTATATCAAAAGAAGCTCCGGTAAAGCAGCGCGAACGCCAAACGCGCACCGGTTATCAGCGGCGATGATGCGACAGCAACTCAAGGGCATGAGCGTGGCCACTCCGGGAAGTGGCAAGGTATTACAGGAGCCACTTTGTCGAGTGGCTTCGATAATGCTCCCCACATCGCACAGAGGTAAGACATGGCAGAGATTACTGCATCCGAGCAAATTCGCCTGGATATCATCAAGAAAGTTAACTATGACACCGCAGCGGCCAAGCTGGCCATTGACTGGGTAGGCGACAGCTATCTGAAGTCTGAGCTATTCGCAGACTCTTTCGATCGTGTTTTCACGGAAAGCGAGATTGTCTCGAAGACCCGTAAAGCGATTCAGGAAGCGACCGAAGCGCTGGCGCTGTTTGATACCGCAGCTGAGTAATCATCACAAATGCCACCTACGGGTGGCTTTTTTAATGGTTATCGAATAGGGGGAGCCTATGCCGGTATGCACGATTTCAATAGAAGTAAAAAGGCGCTGGTGGCTACTGTTCTACGTCAAGACACTGACTTTATTCTGTCTGATGTTCCAGCGCGAGCCTGATTACGAAAAGATTTCCGCATTCATCGCGAAGTATGGTATCGGCCAGAAAGTGAAGGCGGGACCAGTGCGAAAGAATACGGAGTAATCCATGGCAAAACCGGACTGGGGCGAGCTTCAGCAACGGTTCCTGTCCGATCATGCCGCAACCGGCGTATCACCAAAGGATTGGTGTGAAGCGCAGGGACTCAATTACGCTACTGCCCGCCGATATATCAAGAAACCCACTGCGCAAACTGCGCAAAAACCTGCGCAGAAGAAATTGCACACTGCGCAAAAGGAAAAGTGCGCAGAAGAGTTGGTGGATGATGATGGCCTCACCGATCAACAGCGTTTATTTGTCGCGGAATACCTGAAGGACAACAACGCCACGCAGGCCGCTATCCGTGCCGGGTACAGCAAGAAGACAGCGAATGAGCAGGGAGCAAGGCTGTTAGCAAAAGTTAGTATTGCGCAGGCCATTGCGCAGCAGCAGAAAGCATCCATTGTGCGCACGCTTGGAAGCGCCGATGAAGTGCTTGAGCAGATGTGGCGCCTGGCCACCTTCGACGCCAACCAGCTATCACAGTATCGCCGCGGGAGTTGCCGCTATTGCTGGGGCTTCGGTCATCAATATCAATGGCGCGATGCGGTTGAGTACGAAGAGAAGCGACTCGAAGCGCTTGAGCGAAAACGTCGCGAGCCCGTTGATGTTGGTGGCTACGGTTACGACCACACCAGCGCACCTAACCCGGAATGCCCTCGCTGTAATGGAGATGGCATCGGCCAGCCTTTCTTCGCCGATACGCGAAAACTGGCGCCTGATGCTGCGCTTGCCTATTCCGGTGTGAAGCTTGGGAAGAATGGTGTGGAGATTACCGCTATTAGCCGCGAGCGAATGTACGAGGCGGTGATGAAACGGCTCGGCCTGGCTGATAGCGAGTTCGCCCAGCGTCTGCAGCTGATTGAAATCGAGCGTAGGCAGCTGGAGGTCGAAAAATTACGCAAAGAGCTGGCCGCTGACCCGGAGGATGACGAACCAACGCCAGTTGCAATCAATATCAACGTAGTCGATGCACGAGTGAGGGAAGAGGATGGCGATAGCACCGACGCTTAACATCCCTCAGGCCAAATTCCTTGCGATGCAGTACAAATTTAAGGCCTATGTCGCCGGCTTCGGTTCCGGTAAAACGTGGGTCGGCTGCGGCGGTATCTGCAAAGGGATGTGGGAACACCCCAAAATCAACCAGGGGTATTTTGCGCCAACGTATCCGCAGATCCGTGACATCTTTTATCCCACTGTTGAGGAAGTGGCCCACGACTGGGGGCTGAATGTCAAAATCAACGAGGGGAACAAAGAGGTCCACTTCTACGCGGGGCGCCAGTATCGCGGCACGACAATTTGCCGCTCGATGGAGAAACCGCAAACCATCGTTGGTTTTAAAATCGGTAACGCGCTGATTGATGAGCTGGACGTAATGCCCGCCAAAAAGGCACAGTTAGCCTGGCGAAAAATCATCGCGCGTATGCGTTACAAGGTGCCCGGCCTGCGTAACGGAATTGACGTCACAACGACGCCGGAAGGCTTTAAATTCGTTTATCAGCAGTTCGCAAAGGCTGTTCGCGATAAGCCTTCGCTCTCAACGCTGTACGGCCTGGTGCAGGCCTCGACGTTCGACAACGAAAAGAACCTGCCGGCGGACTACATCCCGTCACTGATGGAGTCATATCCGCCGGAGCTGATCAAGGCTTATCTGCGTGGCCAGTTCACCAACCTTACAAGCGGGACGATTTACCATCAGTTTGATCGTCAGCTGAATAATTGCCATGAGGAAGAGCAGCCCGGAGAGCCACTGTATATCGGTATGGATTTCAACGTCGGGAAGATGGCCGGAATTGTTCATGTGCTCCGTTTTGGGCTTCCCTGTGCAGTTACTGAAATCATCAAGGCTTACGACACCCCGGACATTATTCGCATCATCAAAGAGCGGTTCTGGCTATATGACGGCCATGACTACCGAAAGGTGCGGGAAATCTATATCTACCCGGACGCCTCGGGTGACTCTCGCAAGTCAGCCCATGCCAGTACTACGGATATCGCACAGCTTAAACAGGCTGGATTTAATGTGATCGTGAATGATTCAAACCCGCCAGTAAAAGATCGCATCAACTCCATGAACGCCATGTTCTGCAATGGTAACGGTGAACGTCGCTACAAAGTGAATGTAAAGCGGTGCCCGGTGTACACCGAATCGCTTGAGCAACAGGTTTGGGGCGAAAACGGAGAACCTGACAAAAAAGCTGATAACGACCACCCTAACGATGCTGGCGGGTATTTTATTGTGAAGCAATTCCCGATTATCAAACCGACTGGAAAAGTCACCCAACTGCGGATGTAAAACCATGCCTGATATTTCAACGCCCAACCTCGACTATAACGACATGGTTGAGGCATGGGATATTAATGATGCGCTGATGGGCGGCACGCTGGAAATGCGCCGGCAGGGGAAGTTGTATCTTCCGAAATGGCCCAATGAAGACCCTGAAAGCTACAAAGAACGATTAGCGGTTGCAACCCTGCTCCCTGCCTATGAAGAAGCGATCAAACAAAACATAGGGCGCGTATTTGCTGAGCCTACGGTGTTGAGCGAAAGCGCGCCCGAAAGCATCAGAAAGCTATCGACTGACATCGACATGGAAGGCAATCGCCTTGATGTGTGGGCGCAGCAATTCTTTAGCATCGGATTTCAGTATGGTCTGGTTCATGCGCTGGTGGACTATCCCCGAGTGGATCCTCAGTCCGTAAGAACAAAAGCTGATGAAATAGCAGCCGGGAGCAGGCCATACGTTACGATGCTGAACCCTCGACAGGTCATAGGCTGGAAGTCGAAAGTTGAAGGCGGAAAGGTCATCCTCACAGATTTGCGTATTCGTGAATCAATCATTGTTGATGGAGATGACTACGGGCAGACAAAGGTTGAACAAATTCGGCATATCATGCCCGGCAAGGTTGAAATATACCGCCGCAAAGCAGGCGATAATGGAGTAGCGCAATGGACGCTTCACGAAGAATGGGCAACCAGCCGCAACGATATAACGCTGGTAACGCTCTACACGAAACGCACTGGTTTCATGCGTGGATCACCGCCACTTCTTAATCTCGCCCTACTGAATATCAAGCACTGGCAGAGTCAGAGTGAACAGGACAACATACTTCATGTCGCTCGCGTGCCGTTGCTGGTGGCTTACGGTCTGGCTGATGGCGAAACGTTGACGATAGGCTCATCAACAGCTACTCGTTTCGACAACCGAGAAAGGCAGGGACTTGAATATGTAGAGCATACCGGTTCATCTATTGAAGCTGGTGAAACGTCGTTGGAAAAACTGGAAGATCAGATGCGGCAGGCCGGGGCAAAACTCTTACGTGCCGAGAATACCTCTACCAAATCCGTTGATCAGACCAATGAAGAGCGCATGCAGGAAAACTCCCCTCTGTATACGATGGCGAGCTCTCTTGAGGACGCCCTCGATAACATTCTGCAGATCATGGCGGAATGGCTGGGTGAGAAAGAAGGCGGCAATGTCGACGTACGCACCGAGCTGGATGTTTCAGCCCAGACGTTTGATTCCGCAGCTGCAACAACTGTGCAGTCGCTCCGCCAGGGTGGTGATATACGTCAGGTCGATGCTGTTCGCGTGTTGCAGGCCCTCAAATTTATTGATCCGGATGCGAAGCCCGAAGAGGTAATCGACGAGCTGCGAAATCAGCAGGTCACATTGGCCGGCGGACTGAGTAACCCGGGTGGTGCAAATGGCAACGGCGAATGACAAGCTTCAGGATGAATCGATAGCGCATGCGATATGGATAGCGCGGTACAGCAACAGCGTTGCAAACAGGATGATAAAAATCCTGAATGACAGTGACGCTGAGCTGACCGCAAGATTACTGGTGGCTATGGATAGTCTGGATGCTGACAGCTTTACCGTGTCGCGACTGGAAGCGCTGCTCGTTAGTGTCAGAGCTCTCAATCGCGAGGCTGTGCAGTCAATGTACGCGGGACTATCTGATGAGCTGCAGCAACTCGCTCAGCACGAAGCTGGTTTTCAGCTAAGCCTGTTTCAGTTTGCGATCCCCGATGATGTGCTATCGCTTCACCCGCTGGTGGGCATTTCACCGGATGCGGTGTATGCCGCGGCGATGGCACAGCCATTTCAGGGGCGCCTGCTCAGTGAGTGGGCTGATAACCTTGAAGCCGATCGCATGACGCGTATCAGCAATACGGTGCGGCAGGGTTTTCTCCTGGGCGATACGCATGAGCAGATAGCCCGCAAGGTTCGCGGGCACGCTAACCGGGGTTATCAGGATGGCGCGTTGCAGATGAGCAGGGCCAACGCCGGCAGCATTGCCAAAACAGCTGTAGGGCATCTTGCGGCTACGGCGAGAAAGAGCTTTGCGGATGCTAACGACGACATCCTGAAGGGGAAACAGTGGCTGTCCACACTCGACAATAAAACATCAAAAGACTGTCGCATTCGTGATCGTCTCAAATACACCCTGGATAACAAGCCTATCGGCCATAAGGTGCCGTATCTGCAGGGGCCAGGGAAAATCCATTTCTGCTGCCGCAGCGTCGAAACCTACATCCTGAAATCGTCTGATGAGCTGGGTATTGCTGTAGGGCAAATATCAGATAGCTCACGTGCCAGCATGGACGGCCAGGTGCCTTCGGATACCGATTATCAGGGCTGGTTCTCGCGGCAGTCATTCACGCGGCAGTCCCAGATTGTCGGTGTGACGCGTGCCAGGCTGATTCGTGATGGCGGCATGTCTCCTGATGAGTTCTACAACGACAAAGGCGAATGGCTGACGCTGGACCAGTTGCGTGAGCGCGACGACCAGGCATTCCGTGACGCTGGGCTTTAATTATCATTTTCATCAACAGGCTGCCTCCAGGCGGCCTTTTTTATTGCCGTGATCCGGATGGTGAGCGGCGCAACGGTCGGATGACCCACAAAAAGGTAACCACATGAAACTGAAAACAGTTGAAGTAAACGGCAAGAGCTATGCAGAAGTTGATGCGAACGGTCTTCCCGTTTATGTACATGACGACGGCAAAGAGATCGGCTTCGATGCTGTTCAGGCCGTTGGAAAAATCTCCTCGCTGAACGGTGAGGCGAAATCTCATCGTGAAGCCAAAGAAGCAGCTGAAGCCAGCCTGGCGAAATTCGCCAAAATCGGTGACCCGGCGAAGGCTCTCGAAGCGCTGGACATGATGACCAAAATCGACCAGAAAAAACTGATCGACGCGGGTGCTGTTGACCAGGTGAAAGCGGATATTACCAAATCATTCCAGGCACAACTGGATGAGGCCAACAACAAAAATAAAACGCTGGAAAGTCAACTGTACGATTCGATGATCGGCGGTAGCTTCACAGGCTCCAAATTTATTACCGATAAAATCGCCATCCCTGCCGATCTGCTTCAGGCCCGCTTCGGTCAGTCGTTTAAGGTCGAAGAGGGTAAAGTTGTCGCCTATGACGGAACCGGCAACAAAATTTATTCCCGCTCGAAGCCGGGCGAGCTGGCCTCGTTTGATGAAGCGCTGGAGTTTCTGGTGGAGCAGTACCCGCAAAAAGACCACATCCTGAAATCCAGTGGCAATAACGGCGGTGGTTCACGTCAGTCCCAGCATCAGGCAGGGCAGAAAACCATGAAGCGTGATGCATTCGATTCGCTGGATCAGGCCGGGAAACAGACAGCCCTCAAAGACGGTATCACCATCGTCGACTAATCGAGCCACGCCCATGTTTTTCTGGTTTTTATGCTGTGAATAGCCCTGGTTGATACTGAGTACATTTCAGCAAGCTCGCGTAATGTGTGGGAGTCCATGAGGTGTCGGATCTCCCGCACTTGCTCAACAGTGAGCTTGTGATTCCATTGAGCCTCGCCTCTATTTGATGTTCCGTGCAGGACTCTGTCGCCCTGATTTTCCTCTGGGGTTGCCCAGTAAAGGTGTCGTGGATTAACACATCCTTCATGGCCTTTACCACAACTGTGAGCAGATTCATGGCGTTGGGTTGGTGGCTCACCATTGGCAGCGATACACATTGCCCTTGAGGCGGTTATTAGTCGCTCGGTTCCTGATTCATGAATGCGCCCGTACCCGTCTTTTTTATCGCGGTGGAAAGGCCAGATCAGGCATTCATCAGAATCATAATCTTTATGCGTTTCAATAAAGTCTTTTGCAGGTGATGGAGGCTGTTTAACAACCAAAGGGTCTCCAGATCGTTTAAATCGAAGATAGTGCATCGAACAATAACCGCGCTTTCCACCATTGATGCGATTGGCACTTCTTTCACAATTCTCAACCAGACATTTTTTAAACTCAAAAGGGTTTTCCACCTTTTTGTAGGTCATTGCATCGCCGTGGATTCTGATGCGTTGGTAATGAGCCGAGCAATATCCTTTTTTACCATGCGCCTTTGAATCAGCGTCGCGATCACAGCCGTCAATCAGACATTTTTTCAATTTTGATTACCATTTATAACAGGTGTAATCCCTAGCTTATCCTTGGAAGAGGTGCGGCGCAAGCTCTGGATAGAGCAAATATCAATCCATTGAATCATAAGGACAATCTAGTGAATACTCTCACAAATTTAATCCCGACTATCTATACCGCTCTGGATGTTGTTTCCCGCGAGCAGGTAGGCTTTATTCCTGCCGTCGCCCGTAACACCAAAGCAGATGCCGCAGCAAAAGACCAGACGGTTACCGCACCAGTTGCCCCGGTAGCAGTAACTGAAGACATCGTGCCGGGCCCTTCGGCTCCTAACACGGGTGATCAAAACATCGGTACCGTCGATGTCAAAATCACTAAATCCAAAATGGCTCCGGTCAAATGGAATGGTGAAGAGCAACTGGCCCTCGGTCCGGCTGGTACTTACAACACCATCCTTGCTGACCAGTTCAAGCAGGCATTCCGCGCACTGGCGAACGAAGTTGACGCAGATCTGGGGGCGCTGTACTTCAACGCATCGCGTCAGGTTGGCACGCCGGGAACTACGCCGTTCGGTATCAAGGAAGACCTCAGTGATGCCGCGCTGGCCCGTAAAGTGCTGGAGGACAACGGCTCACCGACTACCGATCTCCAGATGGTTCTCGGATCGGCTGCCATCGCAAACCTGCGCGGCAAACAGTCAGTGTTGTTTAAGGTGAACGAAGCCGGGACGGAACAACTGCTGCGTGAAGGCACGCTGGGTCGCCTGGAAGGCTTTAATATCCATAACTCCGCCGGCGTTAAAACTCACACGGCCTCGGCTGCCGCGGGCTACCTGGTGAATGGAGCAAAAGCTGAAGGCGATCGTATCATTGCCATTGATACTGGCACAGGGTCTTTCACCGCTGGCGATGTGGTGAGTTTTGCTGGCGACGACAACAAGTATGTAGTTGCAGCTGCGACCGCAAGTACTATCACCCTTGCTCAGCCTGGTCTGCGTCAGGATTTGGCAGATAACACCGCTATTACCCGTGGTGCAGGTTATGTGGCGAATATGGCGTTTGACCGTAATGCGCTGCTGTTGGCATCTCGCACCCCGGCAATGCCGCAAGGTGGGGATACTGCGGATGATGTGATGAACGTTACCGACCCGGTATCAGGCATTACCTTCCAGGTGGCACTGTACCGCCAGTATCGCCAAATCCGTTATGAAGTTGGTCTGGCGTGGGGTGTCGCTGCGCCAGTTCCGCGTCACAGCGTCATTATTGCTGGCTGAAAACCATCAACCATGAGGGGCTTCGGCCCCTTTTTTTAGTGGAGGGCTTATGGCCGGATTAACCAAAGAGCAGCGTGCTGAACGTGCTGCAGCAAAACTTGCGGCCGCGCAGGTTGATGCCAATGATCCTGAACAGCAGGAACAGCAGGAACAGCAGGAACAGCAGGAACAGCAGGAACAGCAGGAACAGCAGGAACAGCAGGAACAGCAGTTGGTGGCGATGATTACCGATTTCCCGGCATTCCCCGGCGGCCCCAATACCGCCAACGTTCACCCTGATGAAGTGGAGAACTGGAAGGCGCACGGCTGGAAAGAAATGGAGTGATGCATGATCACTTACATCACCGTTGAAGATGTCAATTCGATTCTCGGTGCCACCTGGACAGATGAAAGCAAAAAAGCCAAATCTGTGCTGATGGCTAATACCTGGATGAATGGACTTAACCTGAAACTGCCTTGCGATAAGGCAACTCACGAAACCATCATTCCTGACGATGTAAAACAGGCCGGCGCCTATGCGGCGCTGGCGGCGGCAAATGGCGGGATATATCAGCAGAAAACTGAATCGGGGGTGTTACTGAGTAAGAGCGTTGATGCTGACGACGTTTCTGTTTCAAAGACCTTCGCCGAACTCGCTACCAACAGCTCTGCATTGCTTGATTCTGACCTGCAGCTGGCGCTGGCCATGCTTAAGCCCTATGGCGTTAGTCAGTCACAGGTGCGGTTAGTGAGGGGGTGATATGGGAATTCGTGACGAACTCCAAACTGAAGTCGCCGCAGCCTTCGATACCGACCTGCAGGATGCCGTTAAGGATTTCACTGGGTCATACACCGTTCGGGGTGCCTGGGACCCGGTCACGGAAACCGGTACTGAAACGCAGGTGACTTACTCGGGGCGTGGAGTGCTGGCGCGCTATAAACTGCGCCGTATCGATGGCGTTAACATTCTGCATGGTGATGTGAAGCTAACCGCCCTGGTTAACGAGGTGACTGATAAGCCGGCCGTCGGGCATATCATCACCGCACCGGATCCGATTACGGGTGAGCTTCAGCGCTACGAGGTCATCACCGCTTCTGCCGACTCTGCTGGTGCTGCGTACTCCATTCAACTGCGGAGGGCGTGATATGGCCAAGGGCTGGAGCATTGACCCGGCGGCATTCGCCGGGCTGGTGGCCGAGGATATCAAGCTTCGCCAGCGAACTATCGCTATTCAGCTGCTGAATGAAATCGTTCAGCGGTCGCCGGTAGGAAATCCTGAGTTGTGGGCTATTAATGCGACCGCCGTGCAGTACAACAAAGCGGTGGGCGAGTGGAACGAATCTCTTTATGCCGATCCTGCTAACCTGACCAAAACCGGAAGGCTCAGGAAGAAAGTCCGTGTTAATGACAGCATGGATATCAAGCGGCCGGCTGAGTATCGCGCAGGCACCTTCAGAGCATCGCATTTTGTCAGTATCGGCTCACCGGATTACTCGGTTCCAACTGAGCCGGATCCGCGCGGGACAATGACATTTCTTAATGGCAAAAATATCATTGACCAGGCGCCAGCCTACTCGGTGATTTACATCCAGTCGAACCTGCCTTACTCCGTGCCCCTGGAGAATGGCCACTCAACGCAGGCGCCGACAGGCGTCTATGCCGTCTCGTTTAATGGTGTGATTCAGGCCTACAAATGACCCTTACAGAAATCAGAAATGCTGTCATTTCCCGAATGGCGGCACAGACCGCTATTGCCTCTGATGCGGTGGATTATCCCAATGGTCCGGTATTTGACCCCAGCAACCGCGATATCTGGGCCCGCCTCACCAACATTGCAGGGCAGGCAGGCGCAACCGAGATCGGGGATGGGCCGGTAGTCCACAGGACAGGTTTACTCATCATTCAGCTGTTTGTTCCGGTCGGTTCCGGGACGTTGCTTATCTCCCGGACCGCCGATCAGCTAACGGAGCTATTTGAGTTCAAGGACGACGGAAAGCTGAGTTATTTCGCAGTTTCTGCTGTGCCGGCAGGCGAGACCGATGGCTGGTTACAGCTCAATCTTCAAATTCCTTATCGCGCTCTGTAGCGCACAAAAAACAGGAGGCTCCTGTGAGCTCAGGTGCAAAAGTAGTAGCCGCGTTTATTCGCGAGACAACGCCAGGAATCACGCCAACAGCAGGGGCGTGGAACCTGCTGCGTCGTTCTTCATTTGGTCTGAAACCAACGCAGAACACCAACGACAATGACGAAATAGCTGGTGACCGTATGGCGCAGGGTGTTTCACGCGGCACAGTGGATGTCGGCGGCGATGTCGGCACACGGTTTCGCTGGAATCAGCATGACGATTTTCTTGCCAGCTGTTTCGGCGCCGAATGGGTAAATAACGTGCTGACGATGGGCAATGGCCGCATCACGTTCTCAGTGGCTTCCTATGCCGAGGATGTGGGTATCGCCCAAATCGCCCGCGGCTGTCAGGTGGCAACCCTGCAGATCGAAATCCCGAATGATGGTGACATCACTGCTACGGTCACGTTTGCTGGTCTAGACTGGGAGACGAAAGGTGACGATACCAGCTTCTTTAGCGCGCCGGTCGATAATGCCGGAGCGTTGCGCTATTCGTTCAAAGAGGTAACAGCCCTCAGCCTGAATGGTGTAGCTGGAGGTAATGGTTTCTGTGTCGATACCTTCAACATCCAGTTCGACAACAATATGCAGACCCAGCGTTGCATCGGTACCGGTTCGGCGTTCGCCGGCGCGAATATTCCGACAACCTTTACGCCGTCCGGGCAGATCACGCTTTCTTGGTCAAAAGCTTCGTGGGAGCTCTATAAGAAAACGTTCACCGGCGAAACGGTACCGTTTAGCTTTACGCTGGAGAATGCTGAAGGCGCATATACCTTCTATTTCCCGGAAGTGCAGATTTCCGGTGACTGGCCTGATGCTGGCAGTACTGACATTGTTCAGGTTCAACTGGATATCACAGCAGCCAATACGCCGCCGACGATCACGCGCGTGCCTAAAGTCCCGGCAACGGCGATCAGCGTTGCTCCTGCAACGTCATCCGGTGCAATCGGCTCTACTGTCAACCTGGCCGCCACGCTTACACCAGCTGACGCTACTGATACCGTCCAGTGGACGTCATCGGATCCGACTATCGCCAGCGTGGTTTCTACCGGGCAGAAAACAGCGAAGGTCACGCGTAACGCAGTCGGTACTGCAACCATCACCGGTAAGGCCCGCACCTTTACGGCAACGTCTGAAATCATCGTTACCGCGCCTTAATTTACCTGGCCCGTTCTGCAGTCATCGCGGATCGGGCTTCATTATGGAGTTATTATGCTGATTGTTACCCCCAAAATTGATTTAAATGGTGAACGCTGGTTTTTCCCCTACAAAAAGTTAGAAGACAGCGAAAGGCAATTCTCGGCGGAAGAAGAATCGCTGTTTAAACTTCGCCTGCTGGTGGCCAGCAGCGAGAATCCGCAATATCGCTCCCGTAACGCGCTGGTGCGGCGCCACATCGATAAGATGGACGCAGGTTATAAGGTAGGTACCAAGGAATTCAATCTCGCCAGCGTGGGCGATATCGACTCCGTTGATGACCTGCTGATCGATAACGTCGCCCGGTTCCTGTTGAAAGGCTGGGAGGGGGTGGGCCAGTTGGTGGATGGTTCAGAGGTTGCTCTCGACTATACCCCAGAACTCGGTGTCGCCATGCTGAAACAATATCCGGATCTGTACTGGCTGATACTGGCCGAGGCCGCAAGCATTGCTCAGGGTAAGGAGCAGCAGACTCAGGAAACCGTAAAAAAGCCATAGAAGCCCAAAAGTGGCTAAAGGACTTCGCCGGCGAGCAGGGCGAGAAAGCAAAGTGGCGCAGGGAGAAACTAAATCTCCCGCCCATTCCGGAGCCTGAAATTGATGCGGTCACTGGGGAGATCCTCAACGCTTACGCCATGATATCCCGCGGCAGGAAGTATGCCGGAATGGCCGGAGTGCCACTCCCTCTATCCCTGAACGATATCGAGCTTTATCTGGCATCGCGTACCATCCTGATCGACCGCATTGAGTTTGACGCAGCGATACTGGCCCTCGATGATGCCTGGAGGGATGAGTGGGCAGAGGCACAGAAACGTGCAGCAGATAAGAAAGGAAGTAACTGACCTACCATTAATGGTGGTCCATGCTCAAGAAAGTCGATGATAGGATGTTTCCGATTGCAATCAAAGGAAACATATAATGAAAAAAGTCATCGCATTGGCGCTTGGAGCGCTGTTACTTTCTGGTTGTACAGTACGTGTTGCAGATTTGACTGTGGCGAGTACTAAAAATTACAACCTCAATGGGGGTAAGTTCTACAAAGGGAAACGCGTAACAGCAGAAGATAGCTATCCGGTTATCATCTTCCCTCTTGGCATCCCGAACGTTAAAACAGCCGCTGATCGAGCGATTGAAAAAGATCGCTGTGCAGTTGGTCTGTCTGACGTAGTTGTCACACAACTTAACCACTCCTTCCTGTTCGGTAAGATTGGTCTGCGTGTTGAGGGGAATCTTGTGATTGACCGCAGCCTGCCGGGTTGCGAGAACGCAAGCTGATTGATAAGGCCACCTTCGGGTGGCTTTTTGCTTATGGAGGGTAGGTATGTGAAGAAATTATTAGGGATTGCGGTACTGTGCGTTGTTTTACTCGGGTGTGGTGAAGATAAACCCTCAGATAAGGTTATGAAATTTATCGCGACTCAGGATACTGGGATGCTTTCTAAATCAAAGACATCTATGTGTACTGATACTGGGTTGAAGAAAATACACTTTATTGATGAGAACGTTTTACCGACTACTAATGAATACTATCAGGTGAGTAAGTATTTATATAGCAAGTCAAAGTACAGTGTTGTATCTGAAAGAAAAGAGGGTGATGTTTATATTGTTGCTGTCAAATGGACATATCCCAAAGCAATACGTGAAGCGAAATCATTTATGTGGGCTGAAATTCCAAGCATAGACGATAGAGAAAAGAATAACTTAGATAATCTCAAGTCGTTATATGAAAGCGGAGGTTTGAAAGATTTGGAATATGAAGAAGAAGTCGCAGATTGGACAGTCCTCAATGATGGAATTGACCCTAAGCTATCAGAGCCTGCTATTAAAGTGTGTTCCGAATCATAAGTTAGGTGCGCATATGTCGTAACTATCCCACTCAGGTGGGCTTTTTATCATTGTTTAAATATCTCCTAACCCGCTTAATTCGCGGGTTTTTTATTGCCCGGAGAAAGGTAAATGACTGAACAAACATCCCGCCTCGCTATTATTCTCGATAGCACCGGAGCAGAAAAGAATGCGGATAGTTTAGCCAGTGCTTTAAACAAAATAACGGCAGAGGGTGAAAAAGCTGAGTTTGCAACGGATAATCTCTCCGCAGCTACTAAAGATCTGAATTCCCATCTTAAGGTTGGACCAAAACACGCTATCGAAAATGCGAAGTCAACAAGGTCGCATCGGGAAGAAATAGAAAAATTACTGGATAAGCTGGATCCTACATCAAAAGCGTTTGATGAGCTGGATAAAGCAATGGAGCGGCTGAAAAAGGCAAATCTATCTGGTGTGCTGGGGGCTGAGGAATTCAGCCACTACAGTTCCATCATTGATCAAACCCGCAATCGTCTTCAGTCTGCTCAGGATGAATTGACTGGGTATACGCAGGCCCAGAGAGAAGCTGCGAAAGCTGCTCAGGATTCAGCAGCGCAACAGGCGCAGCAAGAGCGAATTCTCACGCAATTACAGGCTCGCCTTGATCCCGTAACCCACGCATTACAGGCTCTTGACGAGCAGCAGCGGCAAATTTTCGAATATACGTATAGTGGTGCGCTTAGTATCCAGCAGTATGATGCCTACAGTGCCAAAATTGCCGAAGCCCGCCGTGAGTTGAACGGAGAAGCGCAGGCAGAACGTGATGCAGTAAAGGCTCAGGAAGAGCAGCGTGCTTCGTTGCAGCGATTAGTTGGCCAACTCGACCCTTTCTCAGCTGCGTTAGATAAAATCAAGAAACAGCGAGCTGAACTGTCTGCAGCCAAAGACGCTGGGCTGCTTACGCCTGAATACCACGCAGAGCTTTCAAATAAGCTGGATTTGACGGAGAAAGGGCTCAATCAGGTCAGTAATGAAATGCGGTATGGGGCCATCTCGGCAGGGCAGTATAAAAATGCCATGCGGTTACTCCCCGCTCAGCTGAATGATATTGCTGTGGGCCTGGCTGGTGGTATGCCTTTGTTCACTATCTTCATGCAACAGGGTTCGCAGATCGCCGATTCGTTTGGCGGTTGGGGTAATCTGTTCGAGATCATAAAACAGCAACTACTGGGGGCCGGAGATGCCGCCGATGAATCAAGCGATTCCCTGTCAGATAACGCTAACTCATTGTCTGAAAATGCAGAGAATGCCAAAAAGCTCACTGGCTTTCTGAATCCCATGACTATCGGGATCGGCGCTCTTGTCGCAGTTGTGGGTACTCTCACATATGCCTGGTACAAAGGCAGCCAGGAGCAACAGGAGTTCAATAAGTCCCTTGTTCTGACCGGGAATATTGCCGGGGTAACCACCGGGCAATTGGCAGACATGGCGAAATCGGTCGCAGATAATACTGGGAATACCACAGCCGCCGCCGCTCAGGCACTAAACCGTGTTGTCTCTGGTGGTAAAATCGCTACAGGTTCAATGCAGACTGTCACAGAGGCCGTTGTCGCAATGAACGATGCGACCGATGAATCTATCGATAGCATGGTGGCAGACTTCGAGAAAATTGCACAAAACCCGGTAGCCGCTATAGGAGAACTGAACGACAAATATCACTTCCTGACTCTGGCAACTTACAACCAGATTAAGGCGTTGCAGGACGAGGGTAATCAGCAAGAGGCTGCGAGACTGGCAACAGAGACGTATGCTGCGACTATGAAGCAGCGTGCTGACCAGATTCAGGGTAACCTCGGATCACTGGAGCAGGCATGGAAATGGTTGGGTGATGCCGCGAAAGGTGCCTGGGATGCCATGCTTGATATAGGTCGTGAAAAATCTATAGAGCAAAAAATAGCAGAAGCTCAGGACGAACTGGGTAGGGCGCAAAAGTCACTTTCTGATTTAAGTGCCGGACAATCAAAATATGCTGGGCCATATGGAGCATGGAAGTCTAGCGACCTTTCCATGCTTCAAAAGGGGGTCGATGCTGCCAAAGCACGACTAGCTTCATTGCAGTCCGAGAAAATGGCTCAGGACACAATTAACGGGATCTATAATGCTGGCAATGAGAGGCAGCAAGAGGGAATCAAAGCTCAAGCTTATATCAATACACTGACCGAACAGACATTAACTAACGCCCAAAAGCGCACCAGGGAACAGGATAAGCTAACCAAAGCTCTGGAAAAAACCAGGGCTGCAGGCACGTCAATCAGCGCAGAGGAAGAAGCCAGACTTCGCGCCAATATCAACGAAAAGTACAAAGACCCGAAATTACCCAAGACGCCAAAGAGTAAAGCATATACCGAGGACGCAGCAACCCGGCTGCTTGATCAGATAAACCAGCAGACTGCTGCCATGCAGTCCCAGCTGGATGCCAGTGACAAGCTTAACAGCGCGACACAGGCTCGTATCAAGTTCGAGCAGCAGATTGCTGACCTCAAATCTAAAACGCAGCTCACCGCTGACCAGAAGTCGATTCTTTCCCGTTCAGATGAAATCCTCCAGGCGTATAAGCAGCAGGAGGCACTGCAAAATTCCGTAAAAACCCTTGATGATTATCGTAAAATGCAGGAGAAGGTTTTCGATAAGTCGGAGCGACAAAACGACACCTTGCAAAAAAGGCTTAAACTTCTGCAAAAGATGGTAGACATAGGAAGGCTAACCCCTGATGCCGCTGGGAAGCAGGCCAATGAATTGATCAACAAGTCTGTTTTGCCTGACTCAGTTATTTCTGGAGTAAACAAAGCAGGCGGTACACTTACTTCGGGTGCAACCAACGATGATTTGTCCAGGCAGGGGATGAACTTGATCGGGCTTCAAGTAGACCCGCAGCTTGAGATTATCGACAGGTTAAAAAAGGCACAGACGGACTATGCAACTTGGCTCAATCAGCAGCAACAGGCAATAACTCAAAGTACAGTTGGTAATGAGGCCCAAAGACAGCAGCAATTGCTGGCTTTACAGCAACAGGGCTCCAAGAATCAGGAGATGCTGAGTAATGCCACCTACATAGCTCAAATGCAATCAGCTCAGAACTCATTTTCCGGTATTACCGACTCAATGGGCACAATGTTCGGCGAGCAGTCTGCGATGTATAAAGCGGCCTTTGTAACACAGAAAGCATTCGCTATCGCCCAAGCTGCTTTGCAACTCCCCATGGCGATGGGGCAGGCGCTGGCCGGGTTACCGTTTCCGGCTAACCTGGCTGCCATTGCCCAAGTTATCGCTCTTATGTCCACAATCACTTCCAGCATAACGAGCGCAGCAGCCGTCGGCTTCGCCTCCGGCGGTTACACCGGCCCCGGTGGTAAGTATCAGCCCGCGGGTATTGTTCACAAAGGAGAGTACGTCTTCGACCAGGCATCAACGAACCGGATCGGCGTGTCTCAGCTTGAGGCACTTCGAAATGGCCAACCGCTTGATGCAACTCTGGGGCGTACAGGGTTTGGTACTGGTGTCCAGAACGTTAACAGCGACAACAGCAGCAAGACCACCATCCATGCTCCTATTGAGCAGCATTTCCATACGCCGCCCGGTGTGACACCTGATCAGATGGCTCTCTCCATGGCTCAAACGCAGAAGCGAGCGACAACGGAAGCCCTGGGTCAGGTTGCTGCGCAATTGTTGAGAGGGGACGGGAAAGTTGGTAAGGCAATGCGCAGTAAATATCCAGGCAGAGGGTTAGAGTGATGACTGATATCTACTACCCGCATGACAGTCTTCCGATGCCATTACAGGAAGGATACGGATTCCAGCCTGTAAGCCCGTTAAAACGAACCCAGTTAACCACCGGCCGCGCGCGGCAAAGGCGAGCTTATACGTCCACACCGACGCAGGCCAGCATCACCTGGTTTATGGAAACCGATGCGCAGGGACTGGCGTTTGAGTCCTGGTTCCGTGATGCGTTATCTGACGGGGCTGCATGGTTCATGATGAAGCTGCAGACGCCGGCAGGCATTAAGTTTTACAAATGCCGCTTCACAGATATTTATCAGGGACCGGTGCTGGTGGCCCCGATTTACTGGAAGTACACAGCGACGCTTGAATTATGGGAACGCCCCCTTGCTCCTGCCCCATGGGGTAATTACCCGGAATGGATCGTCGGCAGCTCACTGCTGGATATTGCGCTGAATAAGGAGTGGCCCAAGGCTTGATAAAAACCGTTTCACCTTCATAATCACTTGTGTCGATTTGTGGGAAAGTCCTTCATGCCGCTCCGTAGCCGGAGCGTGAAATAAAGCGCGGAATAGCGATCCTGCCGGTGAGGGTACACCCACATTCGACACCAATTTTTAAGGTCACCTTCGGGTGGCCTTTTTTATTGGGTAAAAATCATGACAATACTCAACCGCCTCTACGCCAGCAGCGGACCGGAGGTGATCATTGAAACGCTGCAGATCACCATTGGCTCTGATGTTCACTACCTTTGCCAGGGTTACGACAACATCACGGCAACGACGGAGAACGGCGATACCGTAACGTTTACCGCCTGTGCGATAGACATTGCGTTGCCGGCGCGCAATGCGGACGGTACGCAGGACCTCAAATTTGCCCTGTGCAATATCGATGGTGTTGTGTCCACAGCGATCCGCTATGCCCTGGCTAACAGATTACCTGCATGGCTGACGTACCGGAGTTATATCTCTACAGATTTAGCAGCGCCTGCGGCAGTGCCGTATACGCTGAAAATCAAGTCGGGCTCCTGGACGGCGACAGAGGTTCAGATCACTGCGGGCTACATGAATATCCTCGATACCGCCTGGCCGCGTTTCCGTTACACGCTACCTGTCTTCCCCGGACTGCGTTATATCAGCTAAGGAATCCCAATGTTTAACCCTGATAAATACCGTTCAGTCACCTGGCTGAAGGGCGGGCGCGTATATCCGCAGCTCGACTGTTTCGGCATTGTAAATGAGATACGTCGCGACCTGGGGCTACCTGAATGGCCGGATTTTGCAGGTGTGACCAAAGATGGCGGGGGCCTCGACCGGGAAGCGCGCCGGATGATGCTTACCCTTGAGCGCTGCGAACCCTGCGAAGGGGCCGGGGTGGCCTGTTATTCCGGGTCGACTGTCACCCACGTAGGGATCGTGGTCAGTATCGGTGGTCTGTTGCATGTGGCGGAATGCAACCCGGGTACGAACGTCACCTTTCTGCCGTTGCCGCGGTTTAAGCGGCGATTTGTCAAAGTGGAGTTCTGGCAATGACCATTCGTTTTTACCCGTCCCGGCTTCCCGGTGAACCACTCGAAACGCATGAGCATGGTGTAACCAGTATTCGCAGCTGGCTGGTGGCAAATGTTGAAGGCTACGAGGATCGAGATGTCCCACCGCTGACCGTTGAGGTTGAGGGGCTGTTAATTCCGCCTGGCAAGTGGGCTAAGTGTGTGATTCGCCCTGATAGTGATGTCAGGCTTTATCCGGTTCCATTCGGGCTGGAGGCCGCCACAATCGCGTGGATCGGCGTCGGTATCTCCGTTGCCGCTGCAGCCTATTCGCTTGTTTTGATGAGCAACATCGATACGGGCGGCTATACCTCATCCACAGGGCGGAGTCTCGACCTGAACCCGGCGCGGGCCAACACCGCAAAACTCGGTGATGCCATTCGTGAGGTGTTTGGCCGGGTGCGTATCTACCCGGATTATGTGGTCCAGCCCGTTACCCGGTTCGATGCCGCCGATCCTACGAAAATTCGCGTCCAGATGCTGCTGTGTCTCGGTGTCGGTGAACTGATTTATACCAATGGCGATATCAGGGTAGGCAGTACGCCAGCTTCAACGCTACCGGGATTCAGCAGCACCCATTACCCGCCAGGCGCGGACGTTTCCGGTGATGAGCGCAGTGAAAACTGGGTCAACAGTACGGAGGTCGGAGGGACATCATCCGGCACCGGGCTGGACATGGCCCAGACGTCGCCGGACGCAGACGACATTATCGCAGACAGCATGACCGTATCCGGTTCGAGCGTAACGTTTACCGGGCTGGACACGGATGACGGCGATGACGACGACGAGAACGAAAACGCGCTACCGCCCAGCTGGGTCGCTGGCGCAGTAGTCGAACTGAAAGCCCCGGCGAACTACCAGATCACCACGGCGGCTGGATACAGCGTTATCGCAAGCCCGCTGCTGACGGAGATCGCGCCGGTAGTAGGTATGCCGGTAACCCTGGGGTTTAACTCAGTCGATTACGATCTGTTTATCGCGTCATATACCCCCGGTCAGGCTGCAGTGCCCGGCGCCGGGGGGAGTGCGGCAAAACTCCAGGCCAGTGCGGCCCCGACCACCTACGACTTTTCGACCAGCTCCAGCACGTTCACGATCACCTGGCAGGGGGTTACCTACCCGGTGTCGCTGGTGGCTAACTACGTCTCGATGTCGGGACTGCTGGCGGCCATTACCGAGGGACTCACTGGCTCCGGCCTGGTTGCGCAGGACAACGGCGGCACCGTACTGATAACCGAGGCGGCCAGTCCGTTCGTGGGCGGGGCGATCACGTCCTCTTCGCTGCCTGCAGCTGTTTTCGGTGATGCCCCGGTTTACACCTCCGGCACGGCATCAACCGGCGGCAGCCCGGCGGTAACGGCGAATGTGACGCTTGCCTATAACAGCGCCACGGGAACGGCCTTTTCCGGCATGCCAGAGGGGGTGCAACGGCTTTCACTTGCTCACCGCGGGAATGAGTACCAGATTGTCTCGGCCGACGGCACAACGGCGACGGTGGCGCGCCTGGTTAACGGTGCCGTTGATGAGTCATGGGCGGGATTCACCGCCCGGACGATGATCGACTATGAGGCCACTGGTCTTAACGACACGCTGAGCTGGCTAGGGCCGTTCCTGGTTTGCCCTGAGAATGAAGTGGTGGATGCATTCGAGGTGAATTTCTCCTTCCCGAACGGCATCTGCGGCTTTGACAGTAAGGGCAAAAAACGGATCCGCCACGTGGAGTGGGAGATACAGTATCGCGTCTACGGTTCCGGATCGGGGTGGGTGAGTCACCAGGGCGAGTATGCGCTGAAAAACGTCAACGGGTTAGGTTTCACTGAGCGGATCACCCTCAGCTCTCCGGGGCTGGTAGAGGTTCGCTGCCGTCGGCGCAATGAGCAGGGCTCAAACAACGCGCGAGACGGTATGTACTGGCAGGCACTGCGCGGGCGACTGCTGACGCGCCCTTCATCCTATCCCGGCGTGTCGCTGATGGCGGTGACCGTTGAGACGGGCGGGAAGCTGGCGGCGCAGTCGGACCGCCGCGTAAATATTGTGGCCACGCGGGCCTACGACTCAGGAACGGCCAGAACCATTTCGGGAGCGCTGCTGCATGTCGCGAACTCTCTTGGGCTGGAAATGGATGTCGACACCATCAACGCGCTGGAGTCCGCGTACTGGACGCCACGGGGCGAGTATTTCGATTTCGCCACGGGCGACAGTATCTCGGCGCTGGAAATGCTGCAGAAGATAGCCAATGCCGGGAAGTCCCGCTTCCTGTTGAGCGATGGCCTGGCGACGGTAAACAGGGAAGGGATTAAGCCCTGGACTGGCGTGATCACTCCGCATGAGATGGTGGAGGAGCTGCAGAGCGGATTTACCGTACCGTCAGACGATGATTTTGATGGTGTCGACGTGACGTACATCAACGGGACTACCTGGGCAGAGGAGACCGTTAAATGCCGGACGCCGGACAATCCCACGCCGGTGAAAATCGAGAACTACAAACTTGATGGGGTACTGAGTCAGGACCACGCCTATCAGATCGGCATGCGTCGCCTGATGAAATACCTGCTGCAGCGGGTGACGTTCCAGACCACTACCGAGCTGGACGCGCTGTGCTACAACACGGGGGATCGCATTGTGCTCACGGATGATATTCCGGGTAACAACACGATTTCCTGTCTGGTGGAGGCGATGACAACGGCTGGTGGCGTGACAACGTTCACCGTTACGGAGCCGCTGGACTGGTCTTTCGAAAACCCCCGAGCGCTGATCCGCTATCAGGATGGATCTGCATCCGGGCTGATGGTGGCGAGCAGGGTAGGCGATTTTCAGCTGTCAGTCCCGCACCTGAGCGAGTTTGATGACCCGATGAAGGTTGACCTGTCGTCGGCAACCATCGAGCCGATCCGCCTGGTGTTCTGCGGCTCAACGCGCCACGTCTACGACGCCATTGTAGAGGAGATCGCCCCGCAGTCTGACGGAACCTGTCAGGTCACCGCTAAAGAATACCTCGAATCGTTCTACCAGTACGACGACGCCACATACCCCGGCGTCGCTGCTTAATACCAAAAAAATCCCTTTCAACTTTTCTTTCGCTCAAACCCTCGTTTGGGCGAACGCCTTTTTTGGAGCAAAAAACATGGCCGAACTTAACCCGCCTTTGGGAACGACGACGCCTGAAATTTTCCTGGATAACGTCAAGCGCGCTGACGAACTGGTGAACGGTCCGGCCGGAACGGTTAACGACCGCGGCGGTGAACCGCTCGATACCTGGCGCCAGATGATGGCGAAAAACGATGAGGTCAGGCAGAACCTGATCCCGCTCAGTAAGCAATACCAGACGCTGGCAGAGGCACAGGCTGATATCGCGAATATCCCTGCTGGCTCGACAACGTATGTTCGCAGCCATGACGACAGCGCGCTCGCTGATGAGTACATGAATAACGGCGGGACGCTGCAACCTACCGGGCGGAAAATGCCATCTCAGGGAGCCATCACAGCAGTGATGGCTTACATCTCATCGCTCATATCTACTGATGATTCTGGTGACCCCCTACTGACGCTGAATGATGAAGCGGGATTTCGCCTTGCGGCATTCGGCCTTAACGCGATACAGAGCAATGCAATGAATGCAGAATATGACCCGGATGTATCTGGCTTTGTGTTCCGGGACAGCGTCGGATTCGTTATTCAGCAGATTGGAACGCCGTTGCTCAGTGCTGTAGACAGCATACAGCCTGTACTTGAACAGCAGCGATTGGTGACTGAGGCATTCAGCGCAGAATATGATCCTGATGTTTCTGGATTTGTATTTCGCGACAGTGTCGGATTCGTGCTGATGAATCTTAATGGCGAGCAGGGTAATCAGGATAACGGTGGGGTAGATGATATTTCGCGCAGAAATGCTGCAAATCTTGCTCTTGCGGCGGCAATTCGGGACGAGATTAATACCCGCATTGCTCGTCCTGTATACGATTACAACATTCTCATTACGGATGGCCAGTCGCTGAGTAACGGAGTGGAGGGGTGGGCCGCAATGAGCAAAGACATTCGTCCTGCGCTGAACATTAATATGCTCGGTGACTCCGTCCGGCCCAAAAATGAGAATGGTTCAACGTTTACGCCGCTGAACGGGGCTGAAATCAGGCCGGCCCGTGCGGTTGTTCAGGATTTGATTACCCCTCCTGACGGCGGAAACCTCATGACTGATGAGGCCGTGGCTGCGCTGCCTCGTGGTGCCAACAATTTCGGTGAAACCGTCGATATCGGCGCGATGTGGATGTGGCGCGAAATGCAGTTGCAGTTCCGGGGACTGGCAACGGATGAGCGCAAGATTGTGGCCGTCAACTGCGGTGTTGGCGGGCAGATTATTGAACGTCTGTCTAAAGGGCATTCCTGGGGATTCTACAACCGAATCATTTCAGCCGTTACCCAGATTAAAGCTATTGCTGACGCCGAAGGGAAAACCTGCGGCGTGGTGGGTTTTTTATATCTTGGCAATGAATATAACTATGACAGCACAAAAGGGGGAACGACAGACCGCGCAGAATACAGAGCGCTCCTGAGAAAGCTGATTGATGACGTCATTGCGGATACCGCAGCCATTACAGGCCAGACTGAGCCACCTCTGACTGTGCTGTATCAGACCAGCGGCAGCTGGACGCGGGACAGCGCGAACATGAGCATTGGAGAGGCTCAGCTCGATATCTGTGCGGAAGATGCAAACGTCATGATGGCATCGCCGGCGTATGCCGTAACTGACAAAGGTGGTCATCTTGACGCGAATGGCTATCGCTGGCTGGGAATGCAGTTCGGAAAAGTGCTCCATCGTGCAATTGACCGGCGCCAGAACTGGCGGCCGCTGCAACCTCTGTCTGTCACGCTGATCAAAAATATTCTGCGCGCGGATTTTCTGGTGTGGAGTCCGCCGCTTCAGTTCAGGTCATGCTATGTAGGTTCATCTCCGACGATGTATGCCGCAAAAGGATTCCGGGTCACTGACGACGCCGGGGATGTTCCGGTGACGCGGGTCGACATTGTAGCCGATACCGTAGTCGATATTACGCTGGGGCGTGAAACGAGCGGCGATGTTTATCTCTGGTACGCCAGCCAGACCGGCAGTAACGGTAACGGAAACCTGTTTGACAGCGACGCAACGGTCGCTGTTGCGAATTACGAATATCACGACGGTACGGGGCAATATCCGGAATCAAATATTCCTGAACTGGTAAACCGTCCGTACCCACTGAATAACCCCTGCGTGGCATTCCGCCGCCAGGCAACCATTATCTGAGGAAATATATTATGGGTTCACGCATTACTGTTCCGGGTTTTTTTGGTGACAAAGGTCTCGGTTTCGATCCGCTTATTCGCCGGGGAATGAAATTTCTTAATTTTTTCGGAGAGACAGATAAAACCGGTCGGAACCTGGCGCCGGGTGGTGCGGCTGCGACTGTGCTGGGAACGCCCATCGTGAAGGAAAATGGCGTCCAGTTTACTCCTGCAGGCACATTGCTTGATACGGGTATTCTTCAGTCTCTTGATTTTACTTTTTTCACCATCTTCAACTGCCCGACGCTGTCCCAGATTTTACTCCTGAGTAACTTCCAGGGCCCCCGGCAATCGGGGTCTGGTACTACATCAGGTGTGGTTATCAGGACGCAGCCCGGGGCAACGAGCATGACTCTGAACTTTTCGGTAAACACTATCAACGGGAGTACATCGACGCAGCGCACAGTTGCACTCGGCGGGTTGCAGGCAAACACAAACTATTTGTTGGCTGCACGCTTTAAATCAGGCCAGAAAATGGATTTCAAAATCCTGAACAAGGTGCTGTCGGCAGAGAAAACGACAGACATGGGCGATCCGGCAGACCTGGGGGCAAAATTGCGGATCGGCGGCAGTTACCAGCCTGACCTGACAAACGCCGGGATTCACAGAATGTCTGCGTTACATAATGTCGCGTTGACCGATGATGAGATTACAAAAGCAGGAGTACAGTGGACTGCTTGGGCGAACGCCGTGGGCGTTGTGCTGTAGGAAAAATCCCCCGGAGGCACGCCGGGGGAAAATACTGAATGACATTATTGCTGTGTGCGCCTTTGCGCGCACATCATCTTCTAAGAATATTCTCTTTATTTCCAGATGTTTCTCAATAAAGTATTTTTTTACGCCATTGATGGTTTTATCAGCTGAAGCTATAAATTCCAGGCTGCCAGAACAGGAGCAACCAGAGCATCGCCCCACTGCGCTCCCCCAAGCTCGCCGGGGTGGACATCGTCAGGTAACGATACAGTCTGCACGCCCGTATCACTGGTTGCTGTGATAGTTTCGTTCATTCCGTATTTGTAGCTCAGCTGTGCCCATGCAGGGGCGACGAGAATTTTCTCGCTGATACGGTTATCAAACTTGCGCAGCTTCTGCGTGATCCACTTAGCGAATTCTGGCCAACTTTGAGGAGCGCTTACACCAGACCAGCCAAATGCCTGGTGAGAAATCACAAACCTGGCGTTGGCGATTTTTTCGCGGAATTTGGCGATCATAAATTCTTGCGCCTGCGCAGTCTGCAGCGGCGTATAGCTGTAGTAGAGGTCGTTGTATCCGAGCTGAATGACGACAACCAGTTTGTCGCTCGCGCTCACTCCAGCCGCAGCCATCCATGCTGTCACGTCGAAAATATGATACGCGGACAAGTTTGGGTTTTCTGCGTAACTCTGACCGGACCACGCCTTGTCGTAGCAATACTGCGGATATGCCGCAAAATCTGTGCTCGTCGCATCGCGCAGAAAAGGTTGGCTGAAATTCGTCTTCTGCGTCTTTCCGAGATAGTCGAACGTGGTCCAGCCCCCACGACCGTCAAATGGGATGCCTGCTGAAGGAGTGTTCGGCAAAACATACCCTCCGTCATCTGTCATGCCGCGAGTGGTCCGGGAACCGGCGCCTACGTAGGTTGCACCCGTGGCATTGAGGGCGAAGTATAGCCACGGAACACATCGCTCACCAAGTGAGTCCATGATAGTCGCGACTTTTACGCTACCTGTTTGCGAGGCGGCGAGCTTCGTGAACGTGGATTTTTTCCGGAATACATTTCCGGAGCCGTCAGCGCGCGCATTAATATTAAGGGTAGGCCCGTTAATTTCAGACGGCATGATCATAGCGTCAGGCACAACATCTTTTAACAGCGCGGGTTTTCCTTCATAGCCGTGACTGGACAGGACAATATCCGCTCCATTGCGCCACGGACGATTGCCGCTGACCATGTTCGCCCCGTAGAAGCGCTGCGGGCGTCCGTCTACTGCGTAGAAGTATGAGGGGAAAATGACGTCGGTATTCTGGTTTGTTACCTGCCCATTTTCCAGAGCTGTCACACGACTGTCCAGGGAAGCCGAAGAGGCCATCAGGCCATAAAGGATGGCCGTTGCAGGCGTAAAAAATACCCCATTTACAGAGATGGGGATCATGGTTACATCAGCAGAATACCCGCCTGGTTTGGCCTGAGAATATACCCCCCACCCGGAGAAAACCTGTCCGGATGAGATAGGTAAATCCACTTCATGATATCTCCCATCCGCGATCAACGACTTTTCGTTAGCCCCCCATGCATTCCCATTACGACTCTGGATCTTCAATGCCGCACTGCCGGAAACGATTTTGTACATCATTTTCACAGTTGTAGCGCTGTTAACTGTGGCGACTGTATTCAGCAACTGTCGATATGTATTTCCAGCGTCGGTGACGGTGTACGTATAAGGAGAACTCTTCACCACTGAATCGAAAGTTGAATCCTGGGATAAAATCGCGAGGATCGCATTCGCCGATGCGACAGCTGTATAGAGCGAGTCGATTTGCTCGGTCAGTGAGTTTTTCTGACCGTAGTTAACCTCAGCAAAAATACTGCCCGCAGATATCTCAGCCTTTGAATAGACTTTAAGCTGTTTGCTGTCACCGTTAGCCGTCAGGTTAATTGTTTGCCGGGTACCACCGCCCGCCAGCTGGACTTCATCACCGGTCCATGTGCTGCCATTTGCCAGACGCGCGAAAAGGCGACCTGAGTTGATATTAAGTGAGTAACTCAGCGTAACTGACGTCCCGGAAGGGACATCGATGTTCGCGTACATTTCAGAATAGAGACCTCCGGGGTTTCCATAATTCACGCGGTTATCATTCAACTGAGTAAATACAGAAAATGGATAACCATTATTGTTTACCCATGAACTGACTGAGCCTATTTTAGTTTTCCCATGGCTTTGTTGAATAAATCGAACTTTTGCTGAGTTGAAGGATCAGATCACGTATCTTCCCGACAACGCAGACCGTTCCGTGGCAAAGCAAAAGTTCAAAATCACCAACTGGCCCACCTACAATAAAGCCCTCATCAACCGTGGCTCCATAACTTTCTGGCTGGATGATGAAGCTATTCAGGCCTGGTATGAGTCAGCAACACCTTCTTCACGAGGCAGACCTCAGCGCTATTCTGACCTTGCCATCACGACTGTGCTGGTCATTAAACGCGTATTCAGGCTGACCCTGCGCGCTGCGCAGGGCTTTATTGATTCCATTTTTTCTCTGATGAACGTTCCGCTACGCTGCCCGGATTACAGCTGTGTCAGCAGGCGGGCAAAGTCGGTTAATGTCAGTTTCAAAACGCCCACCCGGGGTGAAATCGCACACCTGGTAATTGATTCCACCGGGCTGAAGGTCTTCGGTGAAGGCGAGTGGAAAGTCAAAAAGCATGGCCAGGAACGCCGCCGTATCTGGCGTAAGCTGCATCTCGCCGTTGACAGTAAAACACATGAAATCATCTGCGCTGACCTGTCGCTGAACAATGTGACGGACTCAGAAGCCTTCCCGGGTCTTATCCGGCAGACTCACAGAAAAATCAGGGCAGCATCGGCAGACGGCGCTTACGACACCCGGCTCTGTCACGATGAACTGCGGCGTAAGAAAATCAGCGCGCTTATCCCTCCCCGAAAAGGTGCGGGTTACTGGCCCGGTGAATATGCAGACCGTAACCGTGCAGTGGCTAATCAGCGAATGACCGGGAGTAATGCGCGGTGGAAATGGACAACAGATTACAACCGTCGCTCGATAGCGGAAACGGCGATGTACCGGGTAAAACAGCTGTTCGGGGGGTCACTGACGCTGCGTGACTACGATGGTCAGGTTGCGGAGGCTATGGCCCTGGTACGAGCGCTGAACAAAATGACGAAAGCAGGTATGCCTGAAAGCGTGCGTATTGCCTGAAAACACAACCCGCTACGGGGGAGACTTACCCGAAATCTGATTTATTCAACAAAGCCTTTTCCCATTTAATGAAGCAATGCTGTCCATGATGCTCAAAATAGCGCTGGTGATTGCATTTTTCTTATTACTGTACACGATAATATCTAACTTTATATCGGTATCCAGCCTGGTATTAACTCCTACTGTCAGTAATTTTGCCGTCGCCGCAGTTGCAGTGAGTTGAATCTCCTGCCAGTTTTCACCAGCTGTCAGGGTTACCTGGTTACTGACAAACACGCCATTAATAGCGGTCTTCAGCCCTACTGACGGCACTCCACCAGTACCGGAATATTTATATCGAACGGTAATAATATCGCCAGCGGCAACCGGATCAGCCAGGTCGCTGTAAGCTTCGCGATAGGTTATCGAACTCACTGCCCCAACATGCACCAACAGTGAGTTTTCATTCTTTGAAATCAGGGTATCAAACGGATAAATAGTGCTGTTAACCCATGAGTCAACCACGCCGATCAGCACACTGGAACGGGACGGCATCTGCCGCCCGGTAGGCTGCAACGTCCCGCCGTTGTTGATTACCTCAACAGCCAGCGCGCTATCGTCCGGGCTGCGGTAATACGTGGTCGAGCCCACCGGAATATTCGCGATATCCGCCTGCGCCGCTGCCAGCGTCTGGTATTGCTTACTGAGCGGGATCAGGTTCTGCCTGACCTCATCGTTTTTCGCCATCATCTGGCGCCAGGTATCGAGTGGTTCACCGCCGCGGTCGTCAACCGTTCCAGCCGGACCGTTAACCAGCTCGTCAGCGCGCTTAACGTTGTCCATGAATATTTCCGGCGTCGTCGTGCCCAGTGGCGGGTTAAGTTCGGCCATGTTTTTTGCTCCAAAAAGAGGCTTCGCGCAAACGAGGGTTTGAGAGAAAGAGTAGAGCTTTTTACAATCAGCTATTTCAAGGAGTTAGATAGTGCTGATTGGCTATGCGAGGGTATCGACCGGGGATCAAAACCTCGATTTACAGAAAAACGCGCTGATCCGTGCAGAATGTGAGCTGGTTTTCGAGGATATGGCCAGCGGGAAGAATGCCCGGCGGCCAGGGTTAAAGCGAGCGCTGCGACGGCTCCGCCCGGGTGATGTGCTGGTGGTCTGGAAACTGGATCGGCTTGGCCGCAGCGTGCGCGATCTGATTACGCTCGTATCGGAGCTGCAGGCGCGTGGGGTGAATTTCCGCAGCCTGACCGACAGCATCGATACCAGTACGCCAGCAGGCCGCTTTTTCTTCCACGTCATGAGCGCCCTGGCGGAAATGGAGCGCGAGTTAATAGTGGAGCGTACCCGAGCCGGTTTAGCCGCAGCGAGGGAGCAGGGGAGAGTAGGTGGACGGCGCCGGGTAATGACCACTGAGGTTGTGGATCGATGCCGCAGGATGTTGGGTACGGGCGCAACCCGGCAGCAGGTAGCCGATGTGATAGGGGTGGGGGTGAAGACGATTTATAAATATTTTCCGGCTCAATGCAGCCAGTCGAATTGAGGCATCAATGCGTTACGTCTGTGCAGATCATTGATAGCCACTGCCAATATTGATCTGCTGCATACATGCATTTACTGTATTTATATACAGTGCATTTGATAGGGGGAAGTATGCCGCGTTTATACGAAATCGAGACAGCTTGCCGGAACGCAATAGATATCCTGCCTAACGGAAAGCGCATCCTCACCACCAGGCGATTTCTGCAGGAACTGGAGAGATATAACTGGCACTGGTCGCCACGGCAGGCTAATCAGTGGATAGAGGGCTACGTGACAACATTCCGCGACGTCTCAACGCAGGAAGGTGACGATCGCACGTTCCAGCTTTACAACCCGAATGGAGGGCTGTAATCGTGGGCTTTCCATCGCCAGCATCAGACTATGTGGAGGGACGGTTAACCGTCGATAAGCTATGCAGCATCGGCCCTAATACTCGGGTCGTACAGACGGAAACTGGTTATGCCGTAGTTGATTTCTCCGTTAAACCAAAGCAGCAGGACACGGTATTGATCCAGTACTCCGGCGGTACAGATTTTGCGAAAGTTATGGGGCAGGCGTTTATTACTCGGGATGGTGAGGCGCTGGAAGGAGAGGCCCTGGACGATGTGGTAGTGTTAGGAATAGTGACATTTGTTATCAATCGTACAGGGAGGGATGATGATTGCCCGGTATAGCGAACACAACCACTTTAGGTGCGAAACGGATCTGTGCCGAAGAACAATCCTGTAATGTATCCCATGCTGACGATTGAGCCACTACAGTGTAATATGCAGGCCAACATACGGACAGGTAGGTTTGCGATTGTGTCCACCGATGTGTCCATTAAATAGAAAACGATACGAAATAAGGTTAAAAAATCCTTATAT